AAAAGTATCTAAACTTTTCATAGTTCCAATGACTATTAAAAACATACCAATCATACTCATTGTGCCTGTCTTTATTTCTAAAAAAATTTTGTAGATTAGGTTGATCCCAAGAATTTTTTTGCCAAAGTATATTTATCTTATTAGGGTCTAGCGGGACTTTACCTGGTATGGATGTACATATTTGAAATTGATCTAAGAGATCTTTTGAAACATGCTTATTCAGCATTTCCATTTGTATCTCAGTTGCGCCTCGAGGTTGCATTATTTTTTGGTGGCAGCTCCCATAGTAACTTTAGTAACTTTAATTTCGAGGTCTTGTCTAAAATCATCCACAGTAGTATCAGTATTGGGATCAGCAACATCAGCATCAAAATCATCTTTACTAGCATATACTTTACCAGTCCTTTTATGTTTTACAATTTCTTTTGCTTCTGCTGGTATTTTAATTATATCACTCATTTTTGTCTCCGTCCTTGTCTATTATATTTTTTATTATTTTGCAACTTCTTTTTTTTATTAGGGCTCTTACAATGTCTTCTAGGTCTCTTCCTAGGTTTATCTCTTTCAACAAAGTCTTTAAATTTTCTAGCCATTTTCCTGTGAACGGTCTATTAAAGCATAACTAACAATACCTGTAATCTCATTAGCTGCACCTGCTTGCATTGATAAAACATCACTTGCTTCTAAATTCAAAGATCCTTTAACCATATTTGTAGTTGCTTTATTTAATTCTTCATAAGAAATTTTTTACCGCTGATCCACCTGATTTTGTAACTATGGCATGAGTATCTACATTACTTGCAGTATCATGTACTGCTTGTATACTCTTTTACAATAATAGTTGCATCACTAGGGCACGTTAGAACTGGTGTAACGTTAGTAGTTGTCAAATCAAATGTTTCGCTTTTATATCTTATTGTCATTGCATAAAGTAATTAAACGAATCTTGTTCGTTTTTCAAGTCTTGTTGATATGAAGTATTTAATTGATTTTCAATAGTTGCTAAGCCTTGGTTTATTTGTCTAAATCCTTCTACACTATATTCTTGTGGTGGTTCTGGTACATATACGTTTATCTTAGCCATTATCTTCTTCCATCTGGGTTAACGTCTGCTCTAAATGTTCCAAATCTCCATGTCTCATCTACTGCAGTATTTTGTATTTTAATATTTGCAAGTCTTCCTCTAGCTCTTGTATCAATTTTTTCTGTACTAGAGTTTATGGTAAAAGGACCTAATTGAGAGGATGTCCCAGAGTCAACTGGAAAATTTTTTAAAAAAATTGTAACCACTGCATTACCTTGTAAGTTTTTAAAATCGGGTAAAAATCTACTTAGTCTCAGAATATATTGTCCATCCCCCTCTGTAGGTAGATCAAAATCTCCTGATTGTATATATGCAGGTATTGCAGTTTCTGTTCCATCTAAAGCTATTTCATTATTACCTACCTCATGAGCATAGTAAGTAGTTGAACCAAAAGTATTTGTCGCTCCACTTAAATTAGAAATTGTTGGTGTGGCAGTAGAATTATACTCTGTTGCATAAGGCACATCATACGTACTTGCATCTGCGTAAGAACTTCTAGAAAGTGTCATAATAGACCAAGTATTTTCAACGTAATTGTAAACAACTGTCTTATTGTTTTGAACAGCTGGGTTACCAGATGGTGTACCTGATGGATAAAACCAAACTATTTCATTAAATAAAGAGTTGTGTGATGCATATATAATTTCATTAGATGAATAATTTATTCCTTCATTTGATCCGGTAGTCGTGAATACAAAGTCTTCAACAAGTGACGGAAGTAGTTTTACTGTACCATCAAAAACAAAAAAGCCTCCTCCAGAGCCCATCCAAAATACTTTACCATCTGCATATACAGTTGCATGCTGCCCAATACATCCACAGTTAGAACCAACTTGTCTAATTGAAAAAGTAAATGGTGGACCAACAAATTGCATTGTGTATGCAGCTTGATCAGTAAGAATTAAATTATAATCTTTACCAGAAACTGCAGCTACAATTTTGTTTCCGGTGTCCAGTCTAAATGTTCCAGCAGTGTTTACAGAAGTTGGTTGGTATACATTATAATTTTCCTGATCACTAAATCTTATAAACATTGGATCTTGTGTTGTATTATCTCCAATTGCAGTTTCAGTTCCAAAGTGAACTACGTGTCTATCTCTATCTGAGGTAATTGTTAATCTTGTTGCTGTTGGAGCACCTGTCATTATTGTTGCTCTTTGCTCTAATGGATTTGAAACACCTGGATTCCACACAAATGTTTTACCATCTTTAATAGTTGCAATAAGTTGTTCTCCAAAATTATCAAGTGACCATGATCCAGGGTCTAGAATTAAAGTAGAGGAAGTAGTTGCTGAACCCCAAGTCAATCTGCTCCAAGTTCCTGTACCCCAACCATAACCATATGTTTGTATAGTTGGACCTATTTCTTCATAAGGGTTTATAGTTACACTTCCAGCCGCTGACATTCCAGTACCGGTTTCGTTAGTTTTCATTTGAATTGTAAAAGTGCCTGTAGTAGGTACTGTCAAAATCTCGAAAGTAAAATCAGTAAAATTAGCTGTTGTATAACCAGTTGCTCCACCACCAGGTAACGTTACAGAAGTAAAAGTTATAAACTCTCCGACATCAAGTCCATGACTAGCTTTTGTAATAGTAACAGTATTCGAGTTTTGTGTAGATGTTAACGTTGCTCCAGTTATTGCTGATGCAAGCGGAGTAATATCATAAAATTTATCTTCATAATAAATATATAAAGCTTTTGATGTGCCAAGTGCAGCGTACCTTCTACCTTCTAAATCTGTCCAAGTGTGTTGAGCACGTGTTGGTCCTGCTATAGTTTCTTGACCAATGGCAGTGTAACCACCTATTTTTTCTGGTTGACCATATCTAAATCTAACAAAGTCTCCATCAATCCATTGTCCTTCTGCTCCTGATGGGGTATCTGCTTTATTTATTCCGGGTCTAATATTTACGTTTGTTAAAGCCATATTTTATCCTGGGTACTCTATTGGGTATCTTATCACTATAAGTCCACTATTACCATTTGATTGTGATGGTGGATAACCTCCGCCTCCACCTTTACCATAGTCTTGATCGTTGTAACCTGTATTGTTTCCTGGAGTTCTTCCACTTCCGTTTGTGACAGTTGTTCCTGTAGAAGTACCACCACCAGCACCTCCACCTCCTCGGTTGTCTCCACCTGGATTACCACCAGCACCACCACCAGCAGTACCACCGCCACCGCCACCGCCAGCTGATTGATCTCCTCCTGCATCGTCAAATAAACCGTTTGTTGTACCCGATGCACCTGCAGTTCCTCCAGACGCACCTTGAGGTGAAGCAGTACCATTTTCTCCGCCACCTCCACCGTTTCCAGCAGCATAACCTAAACCTGCTCTTTCAACACCACCTCCGCCACCACCTCCAGCAGCTACTATTAAACCTGTTGTGCTTCTTAATAAAGCAGAAGCTCCTCCTCCACCACCTCCAGCAGCTGAAGTTCCTGATGGTCCTGCATTACTCCCTCTTGCACCAAAATAATAATTTGTTGAACTTATTGTTACACCTGAGCCTGCATTTCCTCCGCCTCCGCCAGCACTAAGTGAACCCACTCCGCCTCCGCCACCGACACAAACACTTAATGATTCAGCGTTTATACTAATTGATGTATTTTCAGCATAAGCTCCTCCACCACCATCTCCACCATTTCTTCCAGGATCAAGTGATGTAGAATATCCGCCAATACCTCCACCGCCTCCCCACATAAATACTTGGATAAGACCCTGAGTACCCGCATTTGAAATTGTTAATGTACCTGTTGATGTAAATTTATGAACTTTATAATCTATTCCACCAATATTTTGAGTAGATTCTGTTCCACCTGAAGCTGCTATGGGAAACCAACCACCAGCACCAACTAATAAAGTATAGTGAGTCATGATTTCCTCCTAACTTATTGTTCCACCAGTAATTACAAAAGTGTTAGAAGCTACACAAAGAATTGTTGCAACAGCTCTAGTAGCTAAAGTCCTATCTGCGTTTGTTCCATTTTGTGCCCAGTACATTGTTACACCAGAGCCTCTTGTTATTGAAAAAGATGATGCTGAATTATTGAATATACTTATTGATTGACCAGCAGAAAATATACTAGGAGGCACAGTTATAGATCCTGTTGTAGATATTACTTTACCATGATCGCTTGCAATTAAAGTGTAACTAGTTGTTTTAGAATTTAATGGAACTAATCTAATTTCTCCTTTTTGATCAGATACATTTCCAGCACTAGAAGTAATGTCTCCAGAACTGTTACTAATGGTTCCTCCTGCAGCAATTGTGCTACTCGCAACAATAGTATTTGTAGTTGTTGCAGCTGTTACTGTAACATTACTTACATTAATAGTACCATCAGAAGTATTTCCATTATCTAACACAGCATCTAAAGTATTATTAGCTAATTGTATCCCTGATATTAAATTTAAATTTGTACCATCAGAATATGCAAAATGACTTTTTCCTTGCACACACGTAAATCCAGTTCCAGAAGCAGTTTTGAAAGTTAAAGTATTTCCTGAATGAGTAGTGCCATCAATAACTACATAAAATTTTTCTATTGAGTTTGGTAAGGTTACTACTCTAGTTCCCGCTAAAGTTCCTGTAAATTTAAGAACCATATTTCTAGCATTAGAAATAGAACCATTATTCATATCTAATGTAACGTCTGATGATGCTACATTTATTTCTTGATAGCCTGCAATTGCTTGTTGAACAAGCTCTAAATTTGTGTTTGTTTTAGTTCCCCATGTACCAGCGTTTTCGCCAGTAGCCATAAGTTCTAGTTTAAGATCTGATGAATATGTTGAAGCCATGCGTAATTATAACCTTTCTAAGCTGCCTTATCAACCTCAACCCAAGTGTTAGAAACTTCCTTATCTACCTCAGTCCACGTGTTAGAAACTGCTTTATTAACTTCAGTCCAAGTATTTGTAACATTTGGATCTACATTTTCCCAAGCTACAATTAGTGGTGTATTTATCGATCCTGTAAGTTGAATACCAGTAACACTTACGTTTGCATTACCTGCAACAGTTACGTCATTGATAGCAGTGCTTAATGTTTGACTAGTTAAACTTACAGTAGCATCAACAGTAACACTTTCTTCACCAAGAGCCATTGTTAGGCTTTGACCTGTAAGAGCTATATCTGCATTTGCAGTAGCAACTACTGAACCTATACTAGATACAATATCATGTTCAGTTACAACTACACTTATGTTACCATTTGCACTAACTGAAAAAGTTCCAATAGTCCAATTTAATTGAGATCCCGTCACATTTATAGTCGAATTTATAATTAAACTTTCTTCGCCTATACTTATTGTAATTTGTGAACCTGTTACATTTACAGGTGTATTTAAATCAACAGTGATTGAATTAATACTTGAATTTAATAATTGACCCGTGACATTTACATTAACATCAGCTTGGGTAGTTTCTTGACCCAAACTAGCGGTAAGTTGTAGACCCGATACTGCAACAGAAGCGTTTGTAGACGCTAGTGACGCAAAAGGTGTCTCTGCAAATGCTGCTATTCCAAATGCCATAACCTATTACCTACCTTGTTTCAATTCGTCTATTTCTGCTTTTAATTCTTGAATTGCTTTTATTAATGGAATTACATACATACTTTCAGAAATACTTTGTTTTTCATTTTTGTGAAATGTATCTTTACTCCAACCTGCAAAATCTTCAGTAATACCTAATTTATCCATACTTGCTTTTACTTCTTGAGCAATTAAACCATGTTGTGTTTTAGAAGAATCTGCTTTAGTTTTATCTTTGTCATACTCATCTAATGATGGATCTAATTCTGATTGTGCTTTCCATTGATAAGTAACTGTTCTTAAATCATTTATAAAATCTAAACCTATTGTATTGTCTTGTACATTTTTTTTATATCTAGCATCTGATGAGTGAGACCAGTTTGCATTTGAACTAAAGTCATTATTGATGTTAGCAGTTCTTTTACCCATTCTAATAGTATTGTTCTCGCCACCGACAAAGCTATTAATACCATCTCCATGACCTATGAGAATAGTATTTTCTGAAGATGCATAAAGGGTACATGTTTTGTAACCCATCATAATATTATCACAACCAGTTGTTAACTTAGAACCAGAATCATGACCTATTGCAATATTATTTGTTCCTGTGGTTAAACTTGGAAAATGAGAATTTCCCATACCATTATTGTAATAACCACTAGTTATAGATCCTCCGCTATCTCCGCCAATTATATTGTTAGAACCGCCAGTAGTTCCTGTTTTTGCTCTTCTACCAATACCAACACTATTACCACCTGTTGTAGTAGTACTACCAGCTTCATGACCTATAAATACATTTGAGCTTGCCGTTGTAACAGCAGAACCTGCACTAACTCCCATTATTACATTACAAGTTGCTGTTGTACTTAATGCAGATGCATTTATACCTACCGCTGTATTATTATGAGCTGTATTGCAAAATAATGCACATGTACCTAAAGCAGTGTTAGAAACATGTGTTACGTTACAAAATAAAGCTTGTCTTCCAATTGCTACGTTATTATCTGCTGTCGTAGCAAAAGCTAAAGCGGCTTGACCAACTGCTACATTATTATCACCTGTAGTGTTAGCTTGTAACGCACCATTTCCTACTGCTGTATTACAGCAACCAGTTGTTGTTACTTCTAAAGCACTTTCTCCAACACCTGTATTTCCTGATGCTGTCGTATTTTCTTTTAATGAATCTTTTCCAACTGCAGTATTATTTGCACCTGTTGTGTTAACTCTTAAAGATTCAAAACCTACTGCGGTGTTGTTAGAAGCTGTTGTGTTACAAATCAAAGCACTTCTACCGACTGCTGTATTTTGATTTCCTGTTGTGTTTTTAAAAAGTGATGATTGACCTAGTGCAGAATTACCTGCACCTGTAGTATTTGCACAAAGAGATTCTCTACCAACAGCTGTATTGTTGTCTGCTGTTGTATTACTTAATAATGCTTGTACTCCTACTGCTGTATTTGATGCACCTGTTGTGTTAGACCTTAAAGCACATCTACCTACTGCTGTGTTGTTATCTGCTGTTGTGTTACATTGTAAAGCATTATTTCCTAAAGCAGTATTACTTGCTCCTTCAGTATTTCCCAACATAGAGTTTTTACCAACTGAAGTATTATTTGCTCCTGTAGTGTTTGCTATTAAAGCTTCTCCACCTACTGCTGTGTTGTCTGCACCTGTTGTGTTAGCCTTTAAACTATCTTTTCCAACTGCTGTGTTATTTGAAGCTGTTGTATTATTTCTTAATGCTTCTCTACCGATTGCAACATTACAAGCACCCTCTGTGTTTTGACATAATGATAATGAACCTATTGCTACATTATAATAACCTGTTGTATCATCTTCTAATGCTTTTTGTCCAACAGCTGTATTTCCACCAGCACTAGATGTAATTGTACAAAGTGTATCTGAACCAATAGCTGTATTACCATCTGCTGTAGTTTGAGTTTTTAAAGCATTGTTACCTACTGCTACATTTGAAGTTCCTGTTGTGTTAGTACACAAAGCATGATAACCAACTCCTACATTATTAGCAGCAGTTGTCAACACTTTTTAATGCTCTATAACCAACAGCTACACTTCTACAAGCTGTTGTACCTGCAAACATAGTATCTCTACCAACTGCAACATTTTCACAACCTGTTGTTAAAGTATCAAGTGCTGAAAATCCCACTGCAGTGTTGTTTGCTGCTGTAGTAGCAGCATTCAAAGCACAAGAACCAATGGCAGTATTATTATTTGCTGATGTGGCATTTATTAAAGTATTGGCACCAACTGCAGTGCTATTAACTCCTGTTGTATTAGCTTCTAAAGCACAAAAACCTACTGCTGTATTCGGTTCTCCTGTCGTATTAGAATTTAATGCATTAAATCCTACTGCAGTATTAAAATCTCCTGTCGTATTATTAGATAAAGAACCATGTCCTACTGCAACATTACATTGTCCGGCACCGTTATTAACCATTGAATCATGTCCAACAGCTGTATTACAACCACCTGTATTATCTCTTAATGCTTGATTTCCTACAGCAGTATTTTTATCGTTTGAAGTATGTGTGCATAAAGCATTATTTCCAATAGCTGTATTAAATCTTGCACCAGATGTAATAGAACATAAAGCATTATCTCCAAAACCTAAGTTTGATGTTCCTGTTGGATAATTACCATCTAGTTTGATTGTACCACCATCTACACTAACATTACCAGCAACAGTTAATCCATCTCCAGTTATTGTGCCTGTAACATCTAAAGCGGTCGCTGGACTTGTATTTTTAATTCCAACATTTTCTGAACTATCAATAGTTATTGAAACTGATGTTGCATTGTCATCAATACCTGTAGAAGTAAATCCAGAAACTGAACCTTGTATATTTAATGCGACTCCAGATGGTATAGTAAAGGTATCACCACTGTCCCCCATTGTGACAGTGGTACTATTCCTTGGACTGATTTTGTTAACTTTAAGTTCACTCATTTACTCTCAGTCTTTACCTTCTGTTCTTTTTCTTCCTCAGGTAAGTTTTTAGTCAAAACATCCATGTAGTATTTTAACAAAATCTCATTATGTTGAAATTTTATCTTCAACTGATTTTGTTCTGTGTTTAATACTTGAATGTTTTCTAACGCAGCTTTACCTTCGTTTGAAAGTTTAGTTTCGTCATAACTTTTTTCATTTACAGTTATCATTGTACTCCTTAACTAGCTGTGTATGCTTTACCAGCCGTGATCGCAGAATTTGCTGCAGTCATGTCTTCACTTCCCCAATCTGATTTTGCAACCATAAGTTCTAAGTGTTCAACATTTCTGTCAACAGCGCCCTGTCTATCTTCAGCATTTTCATCTGCCATTTGTGATCCATCAATGATACCATTAATTAAATCTACAGAGTGACCCATTGCTGTATAGTCTTGAGCTAATTGTTCTGCTGTTCTTGCTTCGTCTGACATAGTTTTCCTCCTTATTATTCAGTTGCACATGCAACTGGTAATTTTTTTAGATTTTTAAAGCAATCTATAATTTTTGTTGATTCTACCATATTATTTCTTGGGTCGCTATCCACATACTTAGATTCATTCCAACGATTTCCCATGTGAAAATGTAAGTTTTTGTTATGAGAATATCCGAATTGAGTCCATCTAGTTGATCCCCAAATCACAACCCCTGGTGTTCCTGTTGAGGCTGAGAAATGTTGTAAACAACTATCAATACTTACAAACCCTGTCGCTCCTTTTAACATTTCATGGATCTGGGCCCAGTGTAAATCACATCTGATTGTGCCTTGATAATGTGGTTCATTTGGTAATACACAATTGATAATAGTTGTATCTTTATATTCTTCCAGTAACATATTAACTACTTGTTGTGCCAAGAAAGGATGATAATTTCTATTAGGATTGATGTTTTGATATTGAACATTTTCTCCATAATTCCATTTAGCTTGACCACCACTAAATTGAATCATAATATATTTACCAATATTATTATCACCTAACCATTTAGTAATAGCTGCTTTATGTTGATCGGTATAAAGTTTTGGTCTCATAGATTTATCATATTCAACACCGTGATGCTCACAATAACTTTCAATAATATGTTGCTTACCAAATTGAAAATTAGATTTATATGGCTCACAGTAATAAATATTATCTGATGCCATTATTCTTGGATCTTGTATGGGTAGCGTTTGCTCCAATGCAAGTTTAACATCAGGGTTACCTGCAAAGCAATCGATGTATGGAGTATAAATTTGTATATCCGATTTCTTTTTTAATTTAGGTAGTAAAGCAGTGAATGCGGTACATTTACCAACACCGCCTTCAACGACATATGTATTAAGCATTTTATTCCTCTTGATTAAATTAGTTACTTTCTAAAGCTTCTATTCTAGATTTCAAGTCTTTATTTTCTTCTGATAGTTCTTGTATTGCATTGACTAATACAGGGACTAAATGTTCACCCTTGTATCTTAAATGTTCTGGTTGTTCATTATCAATAATTACAGGATTATCTCCCTCTAAAGTCATAATATCTTGTGCTTTAAATCCATAATGTTTAGGACCATCAGGGGTATTATCTTCTCTTGATTTTTTAAATTGAAATGAAACAGGTTTTAGCTTTTCTACAAAATCTAAACCATGTGGAACTATATTAAAATTAGTTTTATCTCTTTGATCTGATGTAACCGTCCAAGCTACTTTTACATAAGCATTAGTTACAGAACTATTTCCTATTACTACTCTGTTATCTTCACTTGTTATATTGAAAGCAGGTGTATAACCACCGTTAGTGCTTGGTCCACCAACAACTACATTTCCTCCACCTGTAACGTAATAACCAGCTTCTCTTCCTATAAGGGTATTTCCCTTACCAGTAGTTAACGTAGCACCAGAATCTTGACCCAAAGCTGTATTCATACAACCTGTTGTATTATCACCCAAAGAATTTTTACCCACTGCGGTATTACAAGAACCTGTAGTGTTTTCATTTAAAGCATTTTTTCCTATTGCTGTATTTACAGCACCTGTTGTGGTTACTTGCATAGCACCTCTGCCGATTGCTGTATTTTCTGCAGCTGTTGTACTAGAACTTAAAGCAACATATCCAACAGCTGTATTTTCGTCAGCAGTAGTGTTTGAATCTAAAGCAAAAGAACCTACTGCTGTATTATTATCACCTGTTGTATTATTTTCTAAAACGTTATAACCAACTCCAGTATTTCCCTCAGCATCTGTTGTTGAACCAATAGCATGTACTCCTACACCTACATTATATCGACCTGTTGTCATTTCATCACCAGAGAAAGCACCAACCATTGTGTTTTGACAAGCTGTCGTACCAGCTCTTAAAGATTGATAACCAATAGCTGTATTATAATCAGCTGTTGTTAATGATTCTGCAGATGATCTACCCAAAGCAACATTGTAACAACCTGTTGTTAAATTTTTTAATGATTCTGTACCTATAGCAGTATTTAAATCTCCTGTAGTACAATCTTCCATAGCAAGGTCACCTACAGCAGTATTTGCATCACCATCAGTATTTGATGCTAAAGCACATCTTCCAACAGCAGTTCCTCTTGATGCTGTAGTGTTAGCAGCTAAAGCACCACAACCTACGGCTACATTAGATGCACCTGTTGTGTTAGCTAATAATGTTCTAAGACCAACTGCTGTATTACCAGAAGCTGTTGTATTTGCTTGTAAAGCACAACTACCAATAGCTGTATTATTACCGCCTGATGTATTTGCACCTAAAGTATTTGTACCAAATCCAACATTGTCAGAACCAGAAGTATTTGCATCTAAAGAAGCATGACCCATTGCTGTATCATTTGTTCCTGTTGTATTTGCACAAAGCGCTCCATAACCAACTGCTGTTAAATTACCACAAGTTGTGTTAGTTTTTAAAGCACTATGTCCAACTGCTGTATTTTGTGCTCCTGTTGTGTTAGCTGTTAAACTATCTTTACCTATTGCTGTATTTTCTGCACCTGTCGTATTAGCTTCTAAAGCATCTTTACCAACAGCTACATTGTGAACTGCAGTAGTATTTGATTTTAAAGCACAAGTTCCTAATGCTACATTAGCACCTCCTGTTGTCACAGAATATAAAGAACAAAAACCAACAGATGTGTTGTCTGAGGCTGTAGTGCCTGTTTGTGAAGATGATACTCCAACTGCTGTGTTTGAATTACCTGTTGTGTTTGCTTTTAGAGATTCAAAACCTACTGCTGTGTTATTGTCTGCTGTAGTGTTAGATTCCATTGCATTACGACCAACTGCAACATTATTATCTCCTGATTCATTATTTCTTAATGCTTGTCTACCCATTGCAGTGTTATCTGCACCTGTAGTGTTAACACAAAATGTTCTATATCCTAAAGCTGAGTTTCCACTCCCTGATGTATTAGCAGTTAAAGATTCTCCACCAATAGCAGTATTACCACCACCTGAAGTTAAAGAATCTAAAGCAGTATCTCCTAAAGCAACATTACCTGTTCCTGTTGGATAATTACCATCTAGTTTAATTGTGCCACCATCTACACTAACATTACCATTAACCGTTAAACTAGATAAAGTTCCAAGAGAAGTAATTCCTGATTGTGCTGCTTCTACATTTAAAGTTACATCTCCAGATGTTCCACCACCCGATAAACCTGTTCCTGCTACAACTGAAGAAATGTCTCCTGGTATAGCTGAACCATTATTTTGAAGTGTCCCAACTATATTAACCGTATCACCGGCTGCACCGATAGTAATAGTATCACTTGATTCGTTGATAATATTATTACCTGCTTGGTCCTGGATTGTATCTACTTTAATAATACTACTCATTTTCTAATTCCTCTATTCTAGCTGTTAATTCTTTGATTGCATTGACTAATACTGGTACCAAATGTTCACCTTTGTATTTCAAAGCATCTTCAAATTCATTATCAATGATAACAGGATTATCTCCTTCAAGTGCAAGTATATCTTGTGCTAAAAAACCATATCTCATATCTCCATGAGGTGCATCATTATCTCTTGATTTTTTAAATTGAAATGAAACAGGGTTTAGTTGATTAACAAAATCTAACCCATGTGGAACTGTACCTAAGTTTGTTTTATCTCTTTGGTCTGATGTTACTGTAAAAGCAACTTTAACATAAGCATTAGTTATACTATTGTGACCAAAAACAGCTCTATTGTCTTCGCCTGTAATATCAATCATAGCACCTTGCGCACCTGAATCATTACCAATTGCAACATTACCAAATCCTGAAGTAACAGAATTTAATGCACCTTGTCCAATAGATGTATTGTTTGCACCTGTTGTTTGTTTTCCTAATGCGTCTTTTCCAACTGTTGTATTAGCAGAACCTGTTGTGTTACAAATCAAAGCATTAGTACCTACTGCTGTATTAGTAGAACCTGTTGTATTAGATGCTAAAGCTAAAGTCCCTATTGCTACGTTTTCATCACCAGTTGTGTTAGAACATAAAGACACACAACCTACAGCAGTGTTTTTAACTCCAGCACCTTCATTTTTATACATAGAAGCATAACCTACAGCTACGTTATCACCACCTGTTGTATTACAACGCATAGCATAAACACCTACTGCAACATTAGCACCAGCTGTTGTATTACTTTCCATAGCATTTGCTCCAACTGCTACATTTAATTCTCCAGTTGTGTTAGAAAATAAAGAATTAAGTCCAATAGCTGTATTAGCAGCACCTGTTGTATTTGCTTGTAAAGAATCAAAACCAACAGAAGTATTATTATCTGCTGTTGTTGCTACACCTAATGCTTCTCTACCTATTGCAACATTAGCATCTCCTGTAGTATTTGTTTTTAAAGCACCAGCACCAACCGCAACATTTCTACATCCCTGTTGTAGTTGCAGCCATTGCATTTTTTCCTATAGCAGTATTACAAGAAGCTGTAGTATTAGCAAATAAAGCATGAGTTCCAACTGCTGTATTATTATCTGCTGTCTGATTATTAAATAAAGAATTATAACCAAGAGCAACATTACAATCGCCTGTAGTATTATTATGTAAAGATTGTCTTCCCATAGCAACATTTTGACAACCTGTTGTGTTAGTGAACATTGAAGATAATCCAACAGCTGTATTTTGACACCCTGTTGTGTTAGCTACTAATGCTTTTTGTCCAACAGCTGTATTTTCTGAACCTGTTGTGTTACAAGCTAAAGCATAGTAACCAAATGCTGAATTATTATTTGCTGTAGTATTTTTTCTTAAAGCATTATAACCAAAAGCTGCATTGTATTCTCCTTCAGTATTATCTCCTAAAGCTGTTCCACCTACTGCTGTGTTCTGGTCGCCTATTGTATTATCTGTTAAAGAACCACAGCCAACAGCTACATTATTTGCACCTGTTGAATTTATAAATAACGCTCTATAACCAACTGCTGTATTATTATTAGCTGTAGTATTATCATCTAGAGCATTTTTTCCAAGTGCTGTATTATAGCTACCTGTAGTATTAGACTGTAGAGCATTTCTTCCAAGTGCTGTGTTGTCTATACCTGTAGTATTAGAAGGAAGTGAAGCAGAACCTACTGCTGTGTTGTTACTTCCTGTTGTATTTGTATCTAAAGCACAAGTACCTACCGCAGTGTTACAGTAACCTGTTGTGTTACAAGCTAAAGCCTCATTACCAATAGCTGTATTGTTAGAAGCTGTTGTATTTTTCATTAAGGCATAATATCCAATACCTACATTACAACCACCTGTACTATTTGTGAACATAGAAGCATAACCCATAGAGGTATTTCTATCTCCTGTTGTTGTATCTGGTTGTGAGTTTCTTCCAACAGCAGTATTATTTGAAGCTGTTGTGTTTGATTGTAAAGCTACATTACCTATAGCTACGTTGTTTGTTCCTGTTGTGTTAGCAAACAATGCACAAGTTCCTACTGATGTATTATTACTTGCTGTTGTGTTACATCTTAAAGCATTTTGACCAACTGCTACGTTATCTGAACCTGTTGTATTACCACCAGCTGCATTAAAACCTATACCAACATTTTTTGAACCTGTCGTATTAGCGTCTAAAGCATAACTACCAAAAGCAGAGTTATATGCTGATGTTGTACTAGCTTTTAGTGCATCAAAACCTACTGCTGTGTTTGCTGCACCTGTCGTATTAGCTTTTAAAGATTCAAAACCTACTGCTGTGTTATTACTAGCTGTTGTATTTTCTTGAAGTGATGCACAACCGATTGCAGTGTTAGAACCACCTGATATATTTTTTCTAAGTGCATAAACACCCATAGAAACATTATTTGCTCCTGTTGTATTTGCACACATAGACTCAAAACCAACAGATGTATTAGTTTGACCAGAAGTGTTGGCTGTCATAGACCCATCGCCAATAGCAGTGTTGTAACCACCACTTAAACTACCATCATCTAGTGCAGTATTTCCTAATGCAACATTACTTGTTCCTGTTGGATAATTACCATCTAGTTTGATTGTTCCGCCATCTACTGATAAGTTTCCATTCACTGTTAAACTAGTCAGGGTGCCTAACGATGTAATATTAGTTTGGGCTGCTGTAGCAAGGGTACCTGTTATATTGCCTGATGCAGTTATAGCTCCAACCACATCTAATGAAACACTAGGGGTTGCTGTCCCTATCCCAACTCTATTATTAGTGCTGTCTACTTTTAATGAATTAGTGTCAACAGTTAAATCACCAGTAACTGTAAGATTTTCCAAATTAGGAAGTACACCACTTGCAAAACTAATCGTATCACCTGAATCTCCTAATGTAAGAGTGGTGCCTGATTGTGGGATTATTTTATCTACTTCTAATTGACTCATTATATAATTACCAAGGTTCCTGTTGCAGTTATAGTTCCAGTTATTGTGACAGGGCCTGCAAGAACTCCAGAATCCATTGTTTGATCTTGGTCTAGGGTCGATGCATGAGTAACCACGAATCCCGTGGCAGTCATCACTGGACTAATAGTTCTTTTAGCAGGCATTGTACAAAATACGTTTTTTTCTCCTGCTGCAAAATCTATTTTAGATGTATTCCCTGCTGAATTACTTATGACTGTGTCTCTTGATAAAGTATCTGGAGTGGCATCGGTTACTGTACCAATACCAACTTCAAACTCACCTGTTCCAGTATTTTCAATACAATAGTAAGTAGTATTGGTTGTACCTATACCTGCTACAAATGTAATAAAGTCTTGTGAAGCACCCGCAAGGTTTAAAGTTCCTTGTCCTGTAGTAGTGCTTGTCTCTTTAACTCTATCGTTAACGACAAGTGCCATTGAAACTACTCCTTACGTTAATCTTAATATTGCAGCTGATGTTGTAAAAGCAGGAAACTGAATTGTAAAAGTCCCTGAAGTTGCTGTTTTATCTCCACCAAAATCTAAAACACAAACAGCATCTGTAGTGTTCGAGCCACCGTCAGTCGTTGTATTATAGATTAGCGCACCTCTTGCAGTAAGAGTTACACCAGTAAATGATAAGTCTGCAAAGTCAGTTATCGCTACACCAGACGAGACTTTAACACCTTGGTTCACTAAAGTACCACCTCCAGCAGCATATTGCCCTGAAGCAGATACTTCATTAGCAGTTATGTAGTTTTCAGTTGAAGCACCTAAAGTTGCTGATGATGTATACATCGCTAATTTATATGTATCTGATGATGTATCAAAGTCGTGTTTTCCTTGGAGTAATTCTTTTTTAAATGAATTACAAATTGCATTAGTTGTTATTGCCATAATAGTTCTCCTTTAATTTTTTATGGTGATGGTGAAGGTACTTGAACTCTAGGTACCCCATCATCGTATTCTGATCGTCTTCTTCTCCCCATTTGTTGAAGAGCAAAATTCTGTACACCTTCATTATACTTACTTTTGTAAAGGTTGTACATATCCATTGGCCCTTTTAAAAATCCATAAGCCTCTGTTAAAACACCATCTAAAAGCATTCCTTGTTGATACTCAGATAAATAAGTTGTGTTAGTTGAGGTAAAACTCGGTGGTGTAATAATATAATTAAGTTGTACTGCATAAGCTTGATCTGGAGTAGGAGCTACTACAATTGAAGCATCATCCCAATTAGCATAATATTTCGGTAATCCTGTAGTACCACTTCCATTATATTCAGTTATAAAACTAGTATCTCTTTTCTCCATAAAAGTTCTATCTCCTGTTTGATCAGTAGTGCTAAATACTTGAAGAGATCTAATAATTAAAAAATCATTAGGTGTAACTAAATATCTTTTACTTGCAGTGAATGATGAAGTTGCATATTTTCTTGTATCATCATAGTCCACGGCTCCCGCTACATTTAATTCTACATTTCTTATAAACTGTGCAATAATTGTGTCGCTTAATACATTACTATCTACTTCAGTGAAGTTTCTTATTTGTGTTAAAAAATCTGAGTATGATATAGCCATTATGTAATACTCACGGTTACTGAATTAATTTGCATAGATACTTGTCTTCTTCTATTTTGTAACGATGGATCTGCAGGAATCATCGATGACGTTCCTTTATTTAAAAATCCAAATTGTCCTGGTAAAGTCAAATTTGCTACACCAACTGTAATACCACCAGAATCAGCTAGAGTTGTATCGTTAGCTGCAACAGTTGTAGGTTGTTGAAATCTTTGTGATCTTGTATTTTGTAAAGCTACTGCATCTGCTTTATGATAAGGAGGATCTAGTTGTGGATGTTTAGGTTCATACTCTGATATATGAACTAATGCACCTGTCCACTCTTTAACCATTTCTTTGTATGGAAATGCTTGTCCAGATCTATCGGAGATAGCTTTAGAATGTTTTCCTGTTGCGTAACTCATTAAGAACCACTCCCAAAATAAGTTTGTGGAGAAATATAAACCGAAGTTCTTGAACCATCTTCGTTTAATGCTCTAATCAATTCATCTTCATATAATTGTTTTAATAATTGAATTCTGTCTGGTGCTCTTTTTTGTGATAGATAATATGCAAGGCCAGAACACATACACGGTAAAAATCTATAAGCAACATCAGGTGTTTTTGTAAAACCACCTGCATCTTCAATTCTATTGATTGTATAAAATTTTAATGTTGTATATGTAGTTGCATCAGGAGCTAAATATAAACTTATGGTTGGTGTTGTTTGTCTATCAACATAATACTGTGATGGTTGTCCTGTTTGTAATTTATTTGGAAGTGCAGCATAAGCTGATCTATCAATTTTTGTTAATGAGATATCATTTGTTGATGAAGTATTTCCTGCTGCGTTTGTTGTAGAAATATATGCTTCAAGAACATCGTTTACATCTGTATCTACAGTGTATGTAGCAGTTCCTGCAACTAATGCTTTTTCATTTAATTTAACTTTCCAAAGGTGAATACCTCTGTTGCCCCATTCTGAAAATAAAAGATTTAAACTTCTTCTTGCGCTACGTAAGTCATTCCCACTATTAGTCCGCATACCACATCGTTCGTATGCTTCTTCAATAATGTCATCGATCTGAAGATCGAATGATGTAGTTCCTGACGTAGCCATAATTCATTACATTACGTCTTTATAATAATCTAAAGACTTTCCTGGTATTAATTCTTCATCTTGTAGACCCATGCCAGAAGTTCTAGCTGCACCAAAACCTCTTGATTCTCCACCAATAGATTTTTTCTTTACTTCATCTGAAAGTCTTTTCATACCCTTAGGGTTTTTATCTTCTTTTATTTCTCTAACATATTTTGCATATTTGTCTTCTTTGGCTAGTACGCCTTTTTTAGCTTTCATCATCTTAAAATCTTCACCAGATATTTTACCATCTTTATTTTTATCTAATTCTTTTTGTTTACCTTTTAACGCCATAATTTTCTCCTAAAATATTATACGTCTATCATACCACCATAGTATCTCTTGGTAAAGGTGCTGACGTTAGTTGGTTTGCCTCCAGGATTACCGGCTTGTCTTTTCCTTGCAACAGCAGAACGCTTTTCTGATTCTGTCATTCGGTTGGCTTTTGCAGCAGGCACGCATTTGGGGTACTTTCTTTTTGATCCACTTGCAGATTTTCTTCCACATTCTTTGTATCCTCCCCCTTTTTTAGGTGATCCTATATCAACCCATTTTTCATTGAACCATTTCTTTAGGCTCATTAAAATATACCTTTGAAACCTTTGCCTCTAATCGCTGCTCCCGTTCCACGTACCTCGCCTCCACACATCATTTTATTTGCCGCAGAACCACTACTGTCTGTAGTAGTATCTATCTGTAAACCTCTAGGTAACTCATCTATGTTTTGTTTTGGTTTTTTTAATGGTTTTTTATTTTTCTTTTTTTCTTTTTTTTCTTCTTTTTTTCCACCTCTTATGTAGTAGGGAGTTTTAAAAATATCTCCAATAACATCAAAAATTTTAGTGTTTGGAACTCTATTTGGATCTCTTTTATCTCTAGTCATTAAGTCTCCTGTATTAGCTTTCTTTGGTCCCCAATCTTTTCTTTTTAAACCTGATGGATCTTTTGCTTTACCTGCACAAATTTTTGAAGCGTATGCATTTGCATATGCGCTGGGGTAAACTTTGAATTTTCTTTTGGCTGCGGCTTTGCCTCTTGCACATAATTTAGTCATGCAAGATTATAACATCTTTTGACTAGGCAGTAAATGTCTTGGCTAGTGGGTTTTTCTTACGTTTGATAGCAAGTTTAACTTTTTTATTTTTTTTCTTCTCGTCTCTCGCACCACTTAATTTACCTTCTATTTGTTTTGATATCTGTGATCTTCCTATTGTCATGCTAAATCCTTTGCTTTTCCTATAACTGGTTTATACTTTGTTTTACCCTCAGATTTGTATGCATGCAAGAACTGTTTTCTTGGTTGATCTGTAGTATAACTACAGTGTATCCATCCCGAGTTGGGTTCCCCAGGAGTGTAGAACTCGAGTATCAATTGATCGTAGTCTAGGTTTTTATTGATCCAATCAGCTAATTCAGCATTGTCAGTTCCCATACATTCAAAATCTGCAGCCTCAGCTTTTGCATGTTGGCTATTGATCGAGCTACCTATCTTTAGGCAAAGCTGCTCGCTACGGAACCCTGACGTTACCTTTACTCTGCCAAAGTGGTCACGTACCGGTTGCAGTATATTTTCACATAATGCTTTTAATTTTTCTATCTGACCTGAGTTTGGATTGTTGTTGATATCCAACCTAATTGCTGTATCTGATTTAATTAATTCTTGTAAACTAAAATTACGTGTTAATTCCATTACTACTCCAATATTAATTTTTTAATTGATTTTGATCCGTCTACGTTTGACTCGAGCTCAGCCATCGACTTGATACATTGATAAACTATATTATCTTTTGTATTTGATCTCATTGCAACCCGCTTCCCTTTCAAGCACATTGACATTGAGGGTTTACCTGATTCTGGATCAATTTGAATTCTATGTTCTTTGATCTCTCCATTTACAATCATAAGTAGGGCTACAATCAACTCCATTAATGACCTCCGTTTTGTCTTACCTTATCTTTTAATACTTCGATATCAGCTAAAGCTTTATCTAGTTGTTCTCTTAAAAATTCTATATTAACTTTGTTTGTCATATTCATTTCTTGAGTCTCTTCCATCTTCTCTACGGACTTATACAAATCCTCGATTAAAAAATGTTGTTCCTGATCCGTAGGGACTTGTTCAGATTTTTTTAACAAATCATTTTCAAACAACTCACGTGATGTCTCTAACGATACCAACCTCGCAGTCAGCTCCGTATATGCGAACACGCCCATTGCCTACGAGCACGATCAGGCTAGCTACGGTTTTCATCGGCATCTGCACACGTGCCTTCTTCTCCGATGTTTAGTGGTTTGTTACTCATCTAGGTATATATCCAGGTTGTAAAAAAAGGGCTATTAACACAAAAGCTACAATTAAAGCACCTGTAAAAGTAATAGTTCATCCTTTGATACTCCATAATTATTTCTTTTTCTTTTTTTTGTTAAAGAATATATTATCAATCCATCCTGCTGCTTTGTCTAGTGCACCAAAAAAATTATATATAAATTTATCAATCATCTTTGTTACTATCGTTTTCAAAGGATAAATCATGTGCATATTCCTTATATTTTTCGTAAGTTCTTTTAGTATCTTTTTTTTCATTTATATCGTAAAACATTTTATCGCTATCTTCAGTAATTAATCCCTTATTTTCGACATTCCATTCAGTACTTTGAACTTTATAGTCTGGTATATCGTTATTAGTAGTGTAGCTACTAACATTCCACAGAATACGATTATTAGGCTGAGCTGCATAATTGCCGTTAGTAAGAGCCAATATATGTGCGCACTTATGTTCATCAGGTACTTCACTATGCTCGACATCTAAAATATTTGGGTCTGGGTGTGCCCAATCAATTGTAAATAAATATTGTCCATAATAAAATTTTTTATCTATACCAAAATATTTACCTTTTTCTCCAATTAAAAAATCAAAAGTAGTAATACTAGGATAATAACTGAAACTGTTCCACAATTCCAACTCGTGCGTCTGCATATTCGGCACATCGGCTCTATCATAACGTTTTTGGAAAAACGCTGAGATAGGCAAACGCCAATAGCATGCACCATTTGGTAACATGATATTGAATAAGATTGCACGCCCTGGAATAGATGTAATGGCGAAGACAACACAGTCTTCACTTTCTCCCATATGTTCTTTAAGATCATAAAGATACTCCTTTCTTATTTTACAGTATATTGGAGGGATGTTTGAATTGAGATAAGCCATGTTTATATTTTTCTCTCCAATAATTTTTTCTTTCTAGAATTCTTATTCTTTTTTCTAAATCATTGTATCCAAATAATTTTTTAAGTAAATCTTTTAACATTTCCATCTTCGTCTCGCTTGTCTTATTCTTGAATTAGGATCATTTCTTGTTTTAGCAGAAGATCTTTTTAATTGTCCTAATGATCTTGCACAATATGATTTTCTACGATTGGCAGCTTTTGATCCTTTTTTAACCTTACCTGTTACTGCAGTTTTAAGTTTTGATCCAGGATTAGCTCTTCTATAAGCAGCTACTCCAGCTTCAGTCATTCCTGCACCTTTTTCAGTAGGTCTATAATTTTTTTTATTTCTAGGTGGCATACCACCTTTTTTTAATTCAATTATATCTGCGTAATAATCTAAATCCATTTTACGTAAATGTAATTGTTACTCCGCCTGTCCCTGCAATAGTTGCATGAATACCGTCTTCAAATAAGATACCATTACCTGGTAAATACATATCTAAACCTTCTTCTCCAAATAAGTAAGTTGCAATAACATCTCCTGTAGCACCACCACTTCTAAATATGATTGAACCACTTGCACTATTACCTTTACCTTGAATAGAAGTTAGCCTTGTTCTATTTGTTTTACCTGTACCACCAACGGCTACCATTTGAGCTGTGGCTGTTGCATGTGCGACCGACTGATCTGACGAAAAACTTGAACCACCCATTATCCATTACTCCCAGTTAAATTAGGACCAGAATATTTATCTGTTAACAATGTATAAGCTGAAATATTTGTTTTTGTTTTACAAAAAATTCCTTTTGGAAATAAAATACCATCATCAGGAAAAGAAAAATTAACTAAATCTCCAGTAGGAACATCTGCAATAAACATTGTGTCTCCAGAATTTGAAGTTGTTGTTAATTCTAATACTCCTGCTCCACCACCATCACTAGAAACAATAATTCCTTTTAACCTAATTGGTTGTGAAATAATTGCGGTTGCTCCTGCAGCAGCAGTTGATCTTGTAGCTTGTATATCGCCTTTAAACATAAATCTCCTAGTTCGTGGCTCCCGAAGGAGCCACTAGTTTATTATTACGCTGCAAATGCAAACGCACCTGTAGTAGCATCAGCCGCACCACCCATTTCTGAAGCAATGTGCCAAGTACCATCTTCAAAACACATAAAAGCAATTTTGCTTCCAGTAGTAAAAAGATTAGTTGCTGCGTTAGCTGGAGTGTAAACTAATTGTGTTTCACCTGATGCAGAAGTATCAAATGTAACTTCGGCTGCTGCTCTTGATTCAATTAAAGAACCAGTAGCCCAAACGTCAGAACCTGCTGCATTGAAAGTTAAAGTAGCAGTTCCACCTGTTGTGTCTTTAGCTTGAACATAAACTGCAATTGCACCTTTAGTTGCTGCTGGTAATGCTACAGCACATGCCGCTGCACCTGTGTAGTTTACAGTTGCAATAACTCCATCAGCGATAGAAATATTTGCCGCTGTTGCTGTGTCAGCTAAAAGTAAACCTGTAAGATCAGGCATACCTGAACTCATTCTTGTTGTGATTGCACCTGTTGATGCATTTTTTGTAGCCATTTGAAAGCCACCTTCAGAACGTACTGGTCCTGAAAAAGTAGTTGATGCCATAATTTTCTCCTTTGTATAGCGTTCGTTATGTAGTCTCTATACCGTCTGCCTAGCCAGTCTACATAATAATTATTTTTCTAGGTCTTTTTATTATACACAAAAAAAGGGGCAGTGTGAACACCGCCCCTTTTAAGTAATACTAATTGTATTATTTATTAACTAGTTGGTAAGTTTCCGTTACCAAAGATTGCTCTAGGATCTGAGAATCCAAAAGAGTATCTTTCTCTAGCTTTAAATCTTACGTTACCAGTATCGAAGTCACCTTCAATCGCAGTTTTGATTGGTGATCTAACGAAAGTGTTTTAATCCGTTAGGAACATCAGTCATTAGGAAGAAAGAATCAGTATCAGTTAAGAAATTATTAACTGAGTACCCTTCTGGAACCATTCCCATTGAAGCGATTGCGTTGATGTCGTTATCAGCTGTTCCAACTCTTTGTGGAGTTTTCATCAATCTCTCAGCAGTAAATTGTAATTCTTTTGGAATTATCATCTTTCTACCTTGAGAAGCGATTCTTAGACCTCTTTCGTCTACGAATCCAGCGATGTCGATTAACGACTGCTCAAGTGAAGTTTCGTTAAGGTCTGCAGCAACTGCTAATACATTTGAAAATGTACCACCTGTTGCTAATGGGTGAGCACTAGAAATTAGTGGTACCCCGTCTCCACCAGTCACAGCAGTAAACTGTGCTTGGTTAAGTACGTTAGCAGCTTTAACTTGCTTCGTATTTGACATAGATCTTGCAAGAGCTCTTGTGTATCTTGCAGCTAATCTGTCATATAGGTTATCTTCGATTGCTTCTTCAGTGATCGAAAATGCTAAAGCGATTGTTTCGTGGTTGTATCTAGCTGTGAAAGTTTCACCTGCTGTATCAAACACTACTCCAGCACCCTCTTGTTTAGTTGGTGCAGAAGCGAAACCGCTTAACATTACTTCTTCTTCAAAAGCTCTGTCAGATGTTTCAGTTACGAAAATTTCAGCATGCTGATTCTCGTATCTGTTGTATTCCAGGCCGAATAAAGCATTCAAACCTGGCTCTAGTTCTTTGACTAGTTGGGATCGTGATATTGCCATAGTATGTCTCCTTTATTACGCTATACCTGTTCCACTTCTGTAGAAGTGGTTGTTGATTCTAACAAGAATGTTCGCATTAGCAGAACCTGTGTCAGAGTTTTCTGGGTCTTGCGAAATGTCGATTGCCTGAATGACAAAAGTTTGCGCAGTACCAGATACACTAACGTCTAGTTGCTGTTTTGATATTCCTGTTTGTGTTACACCTGTTGTGTTTGTAACAGAGTAGTTCTTGTACAGATCAGCTCTTGTGAAAGCTTCATCAGCATCAACTAAAAATACTGCATCTGGATCATCAATAATAAATGCTGTGATGTCAGAAGCAGCAATACCACCTGGGTAGTAGTTGCTGTAAGTCGGCTTTTGAGTAGTTGGGTCTGTGTAAAAACATCCGTTAAAAACACCCACAACAGCGTCCGAAGTATTCGGGCCGTGTCTCTGAATATTTCCAGTTCCTAATGGCTCAACCATTTCGCCTTGGAAAATTGCAGAAGCATAACCTGAAGCAATCGTATATCTGTTTTGGGCTCCAACAAGAGGTGTTCCGTCTAGTTTTCTGTAAGGTCTAAGACCAAACTTTTCACTTACGTTTGACATATTTGTTTTCTCCGTTGTGTTAACAGTTTATTTTAATAACCCGGTAGGTATTGCAAAAATATTATTTTTTACGACTACCACCAAAGGTCACTCTGGACTGTCTATCAATATTGATAGGCATATCCGGGTGCTGTTCCTTCATAAGATCATTGTCTACCGCGTTCATTCTGTCTTGAGTAAGTTTTTTAAAATACTCAGCACGTGAAACCAAAATCTCCTCTGGTATCCTTGCCAGCACAAGGCCTCCAATTCCTATACACCCCTCGTATTTGCCTTCGGTATAGAAAGGATATTTATTAGTGCCGATCTCGTTTTGAACTTGTTCGACTGTAACAAAATCCCATCCTTCCCTTAATTTTTTAGATACATTAGCTGTATCCTCAAAACCTTGAACGGTAGTACGGATCCATCTGTGGGCGTAACCGTTCGGTGCGGGTGGCGCATCCAAACTGGATGGTGGAGTCCAAGCTTTTGGAGCTTCTTTCGTTGCTTTATTCTCTGACTCCCGTGAAGTTCTCTTAATTGTACTCATACTATTTATCCTCCTTCACGTATCTAGCATATTCCTCTAGTGGCACATTTAATCTTTTAGCAATCGCTACCTGTGACTTTGTGAGTTTCACAGTTCTGCGTCCTTGTTGACTACGACCAGCCGAGGCAACCGTTTGGACGGGTTTGGGTGTCTCTTTTTTAGGCTCGTCATTAGTGTTACCAAAACTCTCAGGAAAATACCTTTTAAGTCTTGAGTTAACTTCATTATAATACTCATCACTGTCTACTTCAATACCCTCTTGAGAAATATTGTTGTGTATAGTAATAGCAGCATTGGTCATGACCTCATCATTCCCGAACCACGTATTCTCCTCAGCCCATTTCTTGGCTCTAGGTGTAATTTGTGGTGCCGTTTGTGATGTTTCCGCTGTTTGAGGTGCAGCTTGTACGTTTTGTTGTTGTTTACTTTTTTCTTCTTCAGCTTTCTTTTTTTCTTCACGATTAGCCATCTCTAATCTAGCTTTTTCTTTTTCTACAGCTAATTGAGTTAGTCTATCGTTAGCTTCCATAATTTTAGAAGCGTCTTGGCTTTCGATAGCTGATTGAAGAGCTACTTTGACTTGTTCTCTTTGTGCATCTACTCTTGCATCTAATTCTTTTAGATACTGTTCGTCAGTAGAATTTAACTTTTGAACACTTGAGTCAAATTTCTTTTTTATACCTTCTGCAAAATCAAGAGCTGCTTTTTCTCTTCTTTCAGCTTCTTTTTTTTGAAAGACTAGTTTATCAATTCTTTTTTGATAATCTCTTCTCGACTCATTAAGGTTTGGTTTTTCTTTTTCAGTTTCAGATTCAACTTTTTTTTCAACAGGAGTTTCAGTTTTATCTTCTGTAACTTCTATTTCTGGTTTTTCTGTTTTATCTTCTTCTGGTTTGTCATGTCCAGTATAACCTAAATCAACTTCACCAACATTTAAGTTAGGTGTTTCTTCTTTTGTTGATTTTTCTTCTACTTGAACATTTTCTTCTTTAACATTATCGGTATCTAATTCTACCTCATGTTCTTTTGCCATAAGTGCTTCCGCACTATAGTCTTTTACTTCTGCCATGTTTATTCTCCTTTATTTAAAATAAATGGAGAATATCTTCTGGCTTACCTATTGTTCCTATGATCTCGTCATCATTGAGTATACGGTGTTCACCGTACTTAGTTTGAAATCTACTTCCAGAGTATCTGCCATAAATAACAAATTCTCCTTCTTTACACCAAGCACCTTTAGGAAATTTTTCTTTATCTTGATAACAAAGGTCACCCTGTTTTACAACAAGTCCAACGACAGTTGTCATTTGGATTTTGTCTTGAGTTTCATCTGCTAAGATAACACCGCCTTTTGTTTTGGCTTGTCCTGACCAAGGTCTAACAAGCATACGGTATCCTACTGGGTTGGGTATGATTTCAAGATATTCTTTGATGCCTTTGGGATCTGTTGGAATCTGTGATTTAACCTCTTCTTTATTTTTTTCGTTACCGAAATCATTAAGTTTAGGTTTTATCAATTGTACCATCGTTATCCTCCTTTTGCAGGTTTTTAATATCCTGAAGCAGCGTTTCTAAAGCGCTGAGTCTGCCCCTAGCATACATCAACTGAGATTCCGTTTCAACCCCATAGCAAAGATGATCTTTTATATCTTTAATCTGTTTGTTAATTACGTTAACTATTTGTTCTTTGGTGTGATAGTCCAACATTACAATTTAAATTGTTGTAAAATTTGTAATTTTTCTTCTGCTTCTGATATTTTTGTAATTAGCTTATCTATTTCATCTAAATGTTGAGGATGTTCTCCAATTGCTACAGGTTTTTCTAAATATATTTGAATAGTTGCATCAGCTTCAGATATTTGTGCATTATATCTATCCTCTAATGCTTGTAATAATGCTGTTCTAAGACCCATGAAGAATCTATATATTATTTGTATGGAAAGTAAATACTTTTTATTTTACCTTGTGCTCTTAATTTTTTAAGATCACCTTTTGATAGTTTTGAATAATCAACATCCTCAAATTGTTTAATATGAGAATCAGTCTGATCCTTTGGTTTAAATAAATTTATAAGCCACTTCCACATTATATTTTTTGCATCTCTGGATTAGTTGATAAAATATTTTTTTCTGCTCTTGGTCTAGCTACAGAATCTTTACTTCTTTTTCTAAGTTGGGCAATAGCAGATTCTTTCATTTGTTTTTCTTTTTTGAGTTTTTGTAAATCTCTTTCTAGGTTCATTTTTTACCTCCACCATTACGAAAGATTTGTGTACCCTTAATGCCATAAATGCTCGCCACGACAAGAATCCATAAATTTGTAAACCACGATGGAAGCTGCGAGAACATATCAAAAAATAATTTTACTTTGTCCATCGCTGTTGGGTCATCCGATATCACTGCCCAAGCGAGCACCAACACGGGCAAACTGAGAATTATCAAAACGGCCTCGTCTTTCCAGTCCGATTGCCTAGCCTCAAGAAGTTTGCCTTGGTAAGCTTCCTGACCTTGAGCCATTTTTGTAGCATGCATAAGCTGTGCTTCTGACATAGCCATTTTTGTTTTCTGCTTGTTAGCGTAAATTTTTGATCCTGCAGAAACTGCAAGTTTAATTGCTGATAACCACATTATTTTTTATATCCTCCCTTTTTCATTTTGATAGGAGGTACTTGAGGGTTTGGTCCTCTCTTTGGTGGTGGACCATACTTCACGCCACCTGATAATCCTCCAACATTGTAAGCCACAAAGTTAAAAAAATTTTCTTTTGGTTTTATTAATAATGGATCAATAGGTTTGTTAGCAACGATTGGTGTAATTGGATTTTGACCTCTATCGTTACCACCGTTACTTGTCGGTGGTGGCATAACAGTTTTCTTTTTTGTTTTACCATAACCCATAGCTCTACTATCAATAGCTTTTTTATATAAAGTACCACTTAAAGGAATGATTGCAGGCCATGACTAGGAATTTTCTAGATTTTCGTAGTTGTACTTGGACTAATAGCTGCTCTTGCACCGTATCTAGTGTTGTTATTTATATTAGAACTAGTTTTAGTTGCACCTATGATTACCAGATGAAAAAGGCATTATCGTAGTTACTGTAGACATTGACGATGGTGATTTAAAAGATCCTCCACCTGGAGATTTTTTTCCTCCAGCATCCATACCTACCACCTTTAAATTTTCTAATTTTTCTTTTCATTATTTTTTCTTCTTCCTAGCGATATCTAACTTCTCATCAGCAATTCTAATTCTTTCTGCTGCTTGATCTTCGTTATTTTCTAGTTTCATTTTTTCAATATCTAATCTTTCATCAATTTCGTTTTCTCTAATTTCATTTACATTCATATCTTGTTCAGCTTTTCTTTGTAAGTCCATAGCTTTAAGATCTAGTTCTCTTTCTTTCAATGCAACTAGTGGATCTTTCTGTTGACCCATGCTTCACCTTGTGCAAGTTGTGTAGTTATCTCTGCAACTCTTTGTGCTACCATTGCATCCGTTCTAAGTTTAGCTGCTTCTGGATCTTGTTGTAGCATCTGTTGAATTGTAGGATCCTCTTGCACCATAGCACCAATTTCTCCTGTTGCTTGCAGTGCAACGTGCTCAGATATGTGTGCTTGTAGAGCTGAATACACTTGAGGATTAATTTGAACCATTCTTGTAGACATAAACGCTGCGTGAGCAGCGATATGAGACGCATGATCTTGAGTTGGAAATGCTTTAAGAGGTTTTTGCATTAATGCTTCCATATTTTCTGTTGCAGGGTCTTTTGGAACTGGTTGTTCTTGTGGAATTAGTAATTGATCTATATCTTGAGTTCCTAATGCTTCATATACTCTTCGATATGCCTCTCTCAAGTTGTGCATCATAGGATTTGACATAGCAATCTTTAAATTTTCGTTAGCAAGCGTTACTCTTTGTGCCATACTCATGATATTTGGGTCTGCAACTGGTATAACATCTACTCTATCATCGAAATCAGTTTGTTTTACTGCTTGATCTGCACCATATACTGAATATGGGTAGATTGGTGGTAGATATGTTGCAAAAACTTTTGATAAAAGTCTAAATTCTCTTCTCATTGAGTAGTAACATCGCTTGTGTATTGCGCTCATGACCCTCGAACCACGCTCTAATAGCGAAACAGTCGTACCAACAGCTCTATTTTGCAAATCATTACCTGTATCCATGTTAGTAATGGCTGCAAACTTCTGTCCTGCTTGAACAACAAAGCCCATTAATTGGTATAATGTAGCTGATGGCTCCTTAAATGGTAAAATTTGAAACTGATCTTTGATATTTCCACCTGGTGCATCCACATCTCTGAACTCTCCTGGCTGAAATGGTTGGTCATCGTCTCTGATTCTTATACCTCTAGACTTAAATCCTGCAGGTAAGTTCGATAATGTACCTGCATCTAGTAATTGTCTTAAAGATTGTGTAGCAGTTCTAGATAATCCACCTATCATGTGTGTTAATCCAAAACCATAAAACCCTAATCCTGGTAAAAATTTAAAATGTACAAAGTATTCTTTTCTTTTTTTAGTCTCATCTGTCATATCGTAGTTACGATAGATAGATAAAACTTCACCAGAGCCTTCATCAATACTTATGATGTAAGGAACTTTAACTTCTTTTTCTGAATTGTGTTTTCAAACTCATCTAAATTACAATCAACATGCATCTCAAGTACTGAGTATGAATATTGTTTGTCAGTTGAAGGTGTTACTCCTTCTAACTCTTGATATTTTTTTTCAATTTCTGTAGGACCACTAGCAGTTGGTTTTAATTCTACATCTCTATAGAATCCTGCTGCTTGTTTTTTAAGTATCTCGTTCTCTCCCATTTTAATGACATGAGTAATTCTTTCACATTCCATTAAATCGGTAGTGTAGTATGGAACCACTAAATCTTCTGCAGGAATAAATTTAGATACAGCTCTTTGCATTACTTCATCATAATAAACTTTTTTAAATGCTGATCCTGCAAGTGCTAAATAAAATAATAATTGATCAAATTCTGGAGTGTACTCTTCCATCTCTTCGGTAATCATGTAGTTCATAAAATCTTGCACTCGTTGTGCTTGATTTACTTTTTGATTATCCTCAACACCTAAGACTCTAGTTCTTACTGGTCCTTGAGATGGAAGTAATTCTTTATAGGCTTGTGCTTGAAATGATGTAACTGCTTCTGATAATAGAGGATGAGTCACGGATGCCGAACCTTTAAACGGTCTAGTCATCTCTGTGTGCTTGATTCCAAGAAGATCTAAATTATTAGTATAAGAAGTTTCCCAATCTTTTCTAGAGACTCTATCTTTTTTATAATCATCTAATAACTGATTAGATAATCTTTGCAGAGTCTCATCTGACATGTCTTCTGCAATATTTTTATAAAAAGATTCAGTTTCAGAAACTACATCCTCAACTGTTACAGGCTCTTCACCTTCAACTTCAATATCAACTTCTTCTGAATCAGGAGTTGTTACTTCCTCTTCAATTGCTTTTTCAATTTCAGCCATTTTAACTTAATAAAGTTTTGTTGGTTTCATTCCGCCTTGTATTGCCATTCCACCACCACGTGCTCTGATCATTTTACCTTTTTTGGCACCACCAAACATATCTAAACCAGAGTTTTCTTTTGTTAAAGCATTGTACTGACTTTCAGATTTTGGCATAGTTGGTGAAAGCATACCTTCTTCTTTTCTTTTAACAACAGCTTTATTAATTTTCTTTTGTACTGCTTTTACTTTAGAAGCTTTCTCTTCTATCTCTCTTGGAAGAGCATCTTTATCTACAGTCATTTTTGTAGTTTTACCAACAATGTTTTTTGTTTCAGGACCTAGATCCACAACTCTCTTCTTAGCGTTAATTTTTGTTGATGATGGAGTTTTAGCTCCTGGAGGTGCTCCAATAGGAGCTGCAGTTTTTTGTGCTCCTAACATTTTAGATGCACCGTATACATCGCTATTCCAGCAAGTGCAGCTTTCTTTAGTTTCTTTTTAATTTTTTGACATGTCGTCTCCTTTGATTAATAATATACGTATTTACGTTCTTTATAACTTTCCATCTCATCCTCGTCAGAATAAGTAGTTACAAAAGAACCTTGTCGGTATCTTAACATAGCTTGTGTTGTGCTGTCTACATAATCGTCATGCTCACCATGAGGAAACGCAGCACATTCCTCAATTACTTCTTGAGCCCAATGTTCGTCTCTTGGGAAATATACTTGTCCAGATTCAAATATCGGAGAACAGGCGTTGACCCGTGAGTGTTTATCCTGGCCTCTTCCTGGTGTGTAATCCATAACCGGTATACCCATTCGTCTTAATTCTTGTAATAAACTTTGTCCACTAGCTTTAGCTTCTATAATAATTGTCTCTGGTTGCCAATACTTGTATTGATCGAGGGCAACCATTTTTAATTCTGGAAAATCATATTTACCTTTAACGGCATCAATTAACATAATAGCATCAGGCCCTGATTCGTGAGGCGTGAATATTCCCCATGTAGTAATGGCTGAGTAATCGGCAGTTTCTTTTTTACTGAATGCAGTATCATAAGATTGAATAACATGTTTTAAAGTTGGAAGATCCCCGACCCACGGCTGCCACCATTCTCTTTTAAGAATTGCTCCTTCCTCTGACGTGGGGTTTTGCATGTATTGAGCAGACCAATTTCTAATTGATATTGACGCTTTAACTTTTTCTAATTCATCTAGAGACCAATACTCAGGCCACACGGGTTGTGCATCTGTCATCTTCACCAAGCAAAGCTGGAAAAGAAATTTTCTCCCACTTGTCTGCCTTAGGTTCATTTTCTGATTTTATTAATCGACCAGTCAAATCATCTTGAGCCCACCTTGTCATTACAAGTACAATTGAGCCTCCTGGTTGTAGACGTTGTCTAGGACCAGACAAGTACCAATCAAAAGTTCTTTCCATTGCACTATCGGATAGTGAGTCTTGCTCCGTGTGTGGATCATCGATAATAAGTAAGTCCGCCCCTCGTCCTGTGATAGAACCGCCAACACCCGCTGCAAAGTATTCCCCACCTTGATTGGTCTCCCAACGTCCTTTTGCCTTACTATCTTCTCTTAGTCTAACATCTCCAAAGATCTGTTTATACTCTGGACTGTCAATTAAGTTTCTTACCTTCGCACCGAACCTTCCTGAAAGTTCTGCGTTGTGTGATACCTGCATAATTTTCATTTTAGGATTCTTTCCAATCATCCAAGCAGGAAAGTATATGGATGCAAATTCTGATTTAGTGTGTCTAGGAGGCATATTTCACTATGAGCCTTCCTTTTTTATTTTTAGATATCTTTGTAAACTCGTGTGCTATGTGTTGATGGTGTCCCCACTTATCTGGATCACTATCAGTTCTGCAAATGAAATCTGGCCAAACATTCTTTACAAAATACAAGAAGTTGTCTTGGCATAATTTTATATGTTTCAACCATACTTTTTCGAGCCTCTCTCGTAACTGATCGGTGGTCAATAATTCTGTATCTGTCATCTTAATTTACTATACCCTTGGGTCCCCTTAAAATCTACCCCCTAATTCTACAAGGCCATACTACTTCTATTTGTCATACAGGTTATAGGTAAAAGTTAAATAAGTTAAAAAATTTACCGTGAAAAAAATATAATTTTTTTCTGTTATTTTTTGGGGGTCGTTTGGTACCTCTATTAAGTACCACGCCCCACGTGATCCGTGGGGCGTGTGTTGTTAGTGATTAGCTTTTTATTTCCTCGTCAATATATTCGTCAATCTTTTTATATGCGAAATATTCAACGTCTAATAATTTTAATTTATTAGAGATTGTAAACGTGTGAATTGTCTTGCCCTTCTCAAGTTCTAATTGCCAATCCCTTGCCTCGTTCTTTAAGGGTTTACAACTAATAAACCATGTCCGATAAGATAACATTGTTAAGCCCTCGCCATTGTTCTAATTGATAAGATAATGCCACCCGTGGACAAGATAAACCCCGTCCACGGATCAATCGTAAAAAGTACAATCACACCAAAAAAAGCGATCATGAAACTAATTAAGATTAAAAATATATATAATGTTAATTCCATTATGATAATATTTTCCCTTTTAACTCGGTTGATGGTGAAAGCTTTAAATACTTTGTGTAAAGTTTCGGCTCGGCTTTTTTAAATGCCGTTGTATCAAATCTATTCGATACACGTTCAATTAATTCTAGATAAAAATCAACGGTTGCATTTTTATCAAAAACTGAGGGCTTTGGAACGCCTTTAAAGTTTTTTAATTGATTAGGACATTTTTTAAAACGGGTGTTATCTCATCTTTTAATAATGCCTTTACGTCACTCAATTGTTTTATTTGTTTAGTTAGGTTTATATATCTTAAAGCCTTTTTTTCTATACTTAGGTTTAAAATATTTAGCTTACTTTGTTTATTAAGTGTGCTCATTTTTTTCCTTTTGTTAGTTTTATATAACTTATGTTATATATCCCATTAATATAGGACGGTTTAAAAGAATGCAAGAAATAAAATAATAAAAATTAAAATTAATATTTCTTTTTTTAAACACCATATTATTACGTATAAAAGGTCCATAACTTAGAACCGTTCTAAACTGCAATTTTAATGAATGAATTTGTCTCGACTTTTTTACCGAGTCCCTTAGCAACAAGCCCAACAATCACGCCTGACGGATCCTTAAAACGTAGATCATGAAGATCGCCATCTATAACGGGTCGACTCATCCATTTTTTTGGCAGCTTATCCTTAAAGACTACAGCAACGTTAGCATAATATTTTGCCATTGCTGCCACTTGATCCTGGTAGTTGGTCCCCGAGTCGCTAAACGTGACATGATAATTTTTTTTACCATGATCCAAATAATTTAAAACTTTGGTATAATCATAAAATTGGACATCAGGGTGAAGATCCATAATAGAGCCCCCGCCATCAACTTTATATTTAAACCATGGAAGGTCACTAGTTCCATTGAGTCGAACGGCAAATTTAAAACCGTCTCGAGCTGCACGCTTTTTTAAAAGTTCAATTTCTTTTGACAGTTCCCACAAAAAACCATTTTTATTATTCCAAAAATAATTGGTTTTATTTATTCGAGCCTGCTGCACTGAATTCATTTGTCCACGGCCTGAAGTATTTAAACATGGCTTGATGCAGCCACCAGGACCTTTTGTTGCTTTTGGACAAACATTTTTGCCGCTCATATTATAGGGCGCAAAATGTAAGATAGCTGTTTTATATCCAAACGCTTCACCCTTAGCCATTTTGGTTTGGCTGTAGTAATTTAATAATGCCATTTTTTTTATTCCTTTTTAGTTAGTTAATAAATCTTATTAAGGCGGGATAATTTAAAAGTCAACTATTAATTAAATTTAATTTGAGCTCTAGCTGCTAGGCTTCGACCTGGTGAAGACTCGACCTGGTAGCCTTGAAGCTTTAAGCTGCCTGCTGCCACGGTTAACGGGACCAATTAAAAAAAATAAATTTTTTTAAATATTAGTAGTACTAACAAAGCACAAAAAAAGACATGGTAAAAGTTTAGGAACCTCGCACGTATAGTATAAGGGGGCGAACGTAAATTATGACATGGCAAAAGTTTAGTAATAGTAAACCAATGTTAAAAATCGCATAGGCGATTTTTAGCGATATGGTTTTAGTCTCGTGATGCGTGGGAATTGGTTCAAGCGTCTTGAATTTTTTTCATTGCGTCTTTTAAACTAAGTGATGAGTAGGCATGAACCAAGGTTCTGGGCTCACGGATCACGGAAATTTGTAATTCTGAGGAGGTTCCCTGCGAGAGACACTCTCGCAGGATAAATGATTGTCCACCATTTTTAAAATGGGTCAAATGCCAATTGATTTGGTACTTAGATAAACCTAAATTCTTGACATCATTTGACTTGAGTTCAATCCAAATACTTTTACCATTTATCAACCAATAAACGTCTGGTATTCCATTAATAGTGTTACTTTCAATACGAAATAGTTGACCTTTTAACTTAAGTGATTTTATTCGTTTCCAAAGATTGACTCTGATTTTTTCATTATGTTATCAAGTCAATAACATAAAAAAAGGGGCAACTAAAGTCTCCCGTTGTTGCCCCCTTAATCAAGATAATTGGTTGTCTGTGTTAATCCCAATAATCAAGAATTCTATTCATATCTTAATATTTCAATGTCTTGCATCATCTCATCAACTTTGTATTTTTCTCCAACTTCAACCTCTGCCAGATCTTTAATAACATCGTCTCCGTAATAACACTCATTAAAAAATTTAAGTGGATCAACGACCAAATTTGAAGAGGGTGGAGTTTGATCACCACTCCAACGAACTATTAAAAATTTCATTCCTTGTAATTTTTCAATAAGTTCCTCACTACTTGGTTCTATATTTAATTTTTTAGCTACAGATCTTAAGTAATGATCAAGATGCATGTCTCCAATTTCAATATAAGTACTTTTACTCTCCGACCACATTAACCTTTTTAACATTTTTTCTATGTCGTCTGGTAACTTTTTATTATCAATAGTTGATACAAGTTTTACAATATCTTTAATAAGCATTATAAACCCTCCTCTGACCAAGTCCAACCAAGTGAAATATCAAAAACTTTTTTTGTTTGACCATTTACATCTATATATTCTGCTTCAATTCCAATCCAATCGTCTTCATCATACATTTTAATTTGAATACTATCTTCATCAATAATTTTAAATATAGATGTTGGTTCACTATCTAAAGTTTCTTTTTGAATTTTATTAAACTTTTCAATCTGATCAAGTTCAACCATAGGCATAGACCAACCATTCCATTTGTATTCATGAACAAAACCTTCAATATAATGTGCAAGATCAATTCTATTGTCTGCAATCCAATGATCATGATATAATTTTACTTTTTTATAAACCATTGGTAGTTCATTTTTAAAAATGATTTTTTCATTCTTAAAATCATTAATAAAATTTTGATCTGTTATATCTACAGATTGAACAAATCCACCACCTTGAGGATTAATAGAAAGTTTGTTTTTTTCAAACTTGTTAATATCAAAGTATCTATTTTTTTCTTTTTTAAAAAGATACTTATTTGTTTTAATTAATTGTCTAATCTTCCCTAGATTATAACTGTTCTCTGTTTCCTTTTTTACTTCGTATGCGTCCATTTTATTTGCTCCTTGTTAGTTATTAAAGTTCTGCAGAAAAAGAACATTCTCCGTTTTTTTCTACACATTCTTTTATCTCATTACCCAACCTAAGTCTTGCATAAAATTTTAACATTTTTTTAGCATTAACTTTATTGAGTTTGATTTGATCCCACAACATCTCATCGTTGTAGCCCTCATTATTTTTAAAAAATGTATCTAGCTTATCCTTCCAATCACCTAGACCTTTTAAACATTCTTTAATACCTTTTTTGATATCTTTTAAATTTTCTTTATCAAAAAAATAATTTAATTCACTTGCTTGACCCTCTGAACCAAAATGATCTGCGTCATCACTTGATTGAACACCAAACCAGAATTTACCTTCTATGTCTCCTTGATAGTATCTACCCATTTTTGCTCCTTTGTTTTATTGTTAGTTTTTTTATTATTGATCTCAAGGGTTTAACTATTGTGTCTGCTTCTTTGACATAATAATTTTTAAGTTGGATATCTAAATCATCACTTAACCAATCAACCAAAAACTCTTTTTCTTTTTTTGTTAGTTTTATAATCATATCCCATCAATATAAGATATATAGAGTATAAGTCAAATTATAATTTGAAAAAACCACCAATTAAAAGATAAGCAAATACAAGCAAAATAATGGCTAATAATGGACGTTTGAGTATAAATATAAATATGTGTGATAAAAATCCCATTTAAGTGAGATATACGTAATTATATAAAAATCAAGTTAAACTTTTATTTTTTTTATTGATTGAATTACTGAGGTAGGAATAATTGTAGTATTTCCTATATTATCAAATGTTGGTTTATCTTTTGTTTCAATATAATCTGTAAATATTCTGGTGATACCTTTTGCTTGAGATAACAAATATCCTTTTGATACACATACAGGAAGTTTTTGATTTTTTAAATCTTTGGTACTACTCCAACCTGCGTCACCCTCAATATCAAGCCATTTAATTTCTACGTAAGGATAATCTAAAATATTATTTCCTAAATTTTTAAAATTAAAATTTAAAATTTTTGATTTTTGTATTTTTTTATTCATGAAAAAAACCCATATGTATCTTCGGACTTCATCAAAAAAAACCCATATGCATCTTCGGATTTTGTGAAAAAAAACCCATATGTATCTTCGAAGTTCATGACTTGTCCTCTGTTAAAATTGAAACGATACCAATTGATGTTTGTAAATGTTTATTATGGATCTCATTAAAAACTACCATAAATTTTCCCTCATCAAGTAATTTCTTCTGGCGTAACGTCAATGATGTTTTTGGCTTCTCCGATTTTTCCTTCAAGTTCGGATAACCTTTTTTCAAGTTGTTCACGACTCATACCCTCCAATCCAACATGGGTTACTTCTTTTTTATCTACAAAAAATCCTGCCATTTGTCCACTACGATATTCTGCGTTTACAGCTACAGAGAATTGTTTTTTATCTTCTGCCTTTTTACTTAGTGTCTCGAATCTTTTATATTTTTTAAGCTTGTCCCCTTCATGTTTTTTTAATTCCTGGTTATATTTCATCTCCATGTAACGTACTACATGAGGATTTTTATTTGGATTGGTTAGTCTACTTGCAATTTCTGTTGGTCCTTCTTTTTTATCAGAGGTATAGCCAGCCCGAGTGGCTGCTTCAGTCTTGGAGATCTCTCCCCAATTACTAACATATATATCTACAAAGGCCTTTTGCTTTAATGTCAGCTCAGATGTTGATTTCAAAGTATTTTTTCTTTTAGTCATCTTGACCTGTTATATCATAAATTTTTTCCTAATACTCTTTCTTACAAACTTTTTTATTTTATTTTTTAGCAGAAAATGGCCTCAAGCAGTGTATTTTCCTAGAACTACTAGGAATTTTCCTAGTGTTTTCCTAGTGTGTTTTGCTCTAGAAGTGTTGTGTTTCAATGTTTTTCCTAGTTTCCTAGAAAAAAACCCTTACAAACTTTTTTTTATTTTTTTTTTTCTAAGGAAGTGTACTAGGAAACAAGGCCCCGTGAGCCGTGGTTCTAATACCATTGACCCAGATTAAAGATTGACGGATCCTGGCCAATGACTTAAAGTTATCTTGAGTAATGTTTGTTATCATTTTCATTACCTCAATTGTTAGTTAGCTTAGGCTCACGTTTTTTTAGATTTATTCCTTTCTAGTGGGCCTAAGTTTTATTATGAGAAATCTTTTCGAAACATTAATTGATGTCGGCTCAGGGTTATTACTATCAACCTTAGTGCAGCTATATATATTTCCATTTTTCGATATGTACCCAACCGTATGGGAAAGCTTTCCATATTGCAGTAATATTCACGGCTATTTCTATTTGTAGATCCTGGTTCTGGAGAACATTTTTTAGAAGAAAAAAAACTTGAAAAAAAATTTTAAACGTATATCTTTAATTAACTAACTTAGGAGAAATCATGAGTTAACTGCTTTAACCTGCAGCTTAGATTTTGCTCCCTTACTGCAGGTTAAAGTTCAACATTCAAATCCTTTTTAAAATTATCAACAAAAACATTATCTGCATCCATAATCTGTCTTCTTTTATTTTCTATATTACGTCTCAGCTCACGTCTTAAATCATTATCAGTTTCGGCTTTGAGTCTTTGAAATAATTTATCATACTCATACCAAAGAAAATGTTTTCTTTTAAATTTGATATCTCCATTCTTTAATGCTTTGTAATACCGGTACCTAACATTATCTGGTTCCCATCCTGCCCACCAACAGATCTGTTCAAAATCTTTCGAGGCTGCTATCCAATAATGTGCATCCGTTTTATTTAATGAAGCTTTACGATCTGCACTTAGAGCTCTAGTATCTTCAAACGCATTTAAAATTACATGCCTCCATAACTTCTGTTCATTGCAAATATGGTTCTCTTCAATGATATCAGCAGTAATTCTAATGCCCATAAGTTTTAATAAGTCTACTGAGTAGAGCACGATAATGGCCTTTCGATTTTTTAAAATTTAATCGAGTGGCGACCTCAAAGTGTTCATGTACATCATCAATCAAAGTTGTAATGGCTGCGCCTTCTAATCCCTCTTCACTTATGTGTTCAGAGATATCTCTAAAATCCAATTGTGCTTCTGCTTTAGTATAATTATCAGCCATCATTCGTAGCGTCCTCTCTACTAAAATCTTTAAATTGAATTACGTTATCTTTGTATTTTACTTTTGCTTTCTTAGTTATCTTCTTATGTATTTTATCAGCTTTGTGTATAAAAAATAAATCGTTTGAGTCTTCCAGGAATCTTGCATCCATATCAGTGTAACCATAGTTAACCCCATGGAGCATAGCAAAGATTACAGATTGTAGTTTGCTATATTCTTTTTCATTAAATTTTTTAGCAGCACTAACTAATACTTTTGTTAGATCAGTGATACCATCCGTTTTGTCTGCCATTAATATAATCCCACGCTACTTTAAATAATAATACTTGTTCTGCTTCTGATGATGAGCCGTGAGTCGTGGATCCTGATCCATTGCAAATGATACAAGATACAAACGATTGCTTGAAGTCTCGATATGACCCGTTCCTTTACAGTCGGTACATATCTTGTAGTTGCGTAATAGTTTAGTCATATAAAAATTTTACCTTCAGTGGCAAGTACTTATTATAAACTAATCAGTGTCGTGGGTACAAGGGAGATGACTAAAAATTTATTCCCAATCAGACTCGATTTCAAATGTCATTTGATAATCAAACTTTAATTTCTTTTAAGTATGGCTTAATCATTTTCCAATATTCAACGGTAGGATATGCAAAGCAATGATCTGATCTTAACCAATGATCAATAGTTGTCTTCTTAATTATATTATCTTCAACTAATTTTTTCTTGTCCAGGTTCTCTTTTAAATATTTTAAAAATTATCTTTGGGTGGGAGGTGTGGTCTCATCTTAAATTTTTCATCATAAGCATCTATCAAATGTTGATTGTTTTTTAAATGCTCCATGGCCACATCCATAGATAATGTTTTCTGTACCGGTTGCTTAGACTGAGATCTATTTAATTTACCTTTTAATATTTTGGCTGCATACTTAAAACTATTATCACCCTTGTCCATTGCAGTCGGAGTCCGATAAAACTTTTTTGATTGCGAGTCCGAAGATTCTTGCCATTTGTGGGACGATTGCGTTTCCGAGACTTTTGATTCTGCTTGCTCTATCTTTGTCCAATTCTCTGGAAATCCCATTAGGAACTCCACAAAGGTCGGATTCAATTTGCCACCAGGTTTTGGTATTTCGTTCTTTAACATGTTGCCCACTACTGTTGACTTCCCCTTCTGACTGATTGGGAACGTCACATTCTTTGAGTCGTGAGCCGTGGGTGTTGGTATTTGTTGTAAATCTTGTTCACTACATCGTTCAACTTGGCTCCGAACTTGGTTCCAGTGCCAACCCTCGTTACACTCCAACCTGATGAGTTCTGCTTCACTGTCTCTGGTGGTGCTACTACATCCAACTGACAACTCGCTGATGGTGTAGGAAACATTTGAACGTTTGCCGTCAGATTGTGTTGAGCTGCAGCCTTCTCTCCCTTCCTCTTGATCAGAGTCTCTGCATCCTCCTGTCCCGAGGATCGTGGAGTTGGATACATCCTCACTTGATCTGCTGCTATTCGTTGACCCAAACTGTGACCTCTCGTTTTCCCTACTGAGGGTGGTACCTTGTTCACTGAGTCCTTCCAATCTCTTGCGTTCGGTGTTGGATACATCTTCATCGTTTCTGGATCCACTTGTTCTCTCAAATTCGATGGTTTGGTTCTGCCCTTCCTGTGTCCCTCCATTAATTTTTTTGTCCCTGCTGCGCTTCTCGGCGGCAAGTAATCCATTGTGTTTGGAGTGGCCCACAATCCAGACTCTAAATCTTTGGTGCCAAGCACCGATGCCTGAAGCTGGTATAAGGAAACATTGGACTTCGAAACCTTCACCTTCCAAGTCATCTTGCACCTGTCTGAGGACCATGCCGTTTTGGAGGTTAACAAGTCCCTGCACATTCTCTCCAATAACGAACTCGGGTTTGATTTCTTTAATGAGTCTAAACATTTCTGGCCAGAGATATCGGTTGTCATCTCTCCCTTTTTGTTTCCCTGCAACACTGAACGGCTGGCAGGGGAAAACCTCCCACAATGATGTCTGCTTCGAATTCTTTTCCTTTGACATTTTTTATATCTCCTTCAATTGGTACGTTTGGAAAATTCTTTTTTAAAACCTTTTGACAAAATTCATCAAACTCTACAAACTTAACTGTATCAAATATATCAGTGGAATGAAGACCTAAACTAAAGCCTCCAATCCCACTGAATAAGTCTAATACCTTTAGTTTAGTTTTCAATATATTCTTTTCTCTTTTGATCCCTCATCTTCAAGAATTTAAATTTTGCTATCTTTAACATTCTTTCAAATAGGGCTTCTGCTTTGAATGTTTTTGCTACATTCATTACTTTACCATTCACTATAAAAGTAAGCGTGTTGTTAGCGTGATCTAATTCAATAGTGAATAATTCTTTTGCTTTGATTCTAGTGTCAACTCTTTTTAGATCGTTCTCCGTCATCATGACCATCTCCGTTTAATAATTTTTTTCTAAAATTTTCAACAGTTGTTTTATTTTTTTTAGCTTGATGCTCTACATAATCATTCAGAAGTTTTGAGACCATAGCTCCTGGCGCTCTAAATTTTGATTTACAAAGGGCTTTTAATACTTTGTAATCTTTAGATGCAATTGCAACTGACTTCCATTTATTGATGTCCATTTTTAATCTCCATATCTTCAGTTGAAACTAAAGGCTCGTCAACTTCAGTAAGTCCTAAAGCATCTTTGAGTCTTTTATTCTCGTCCTTTAATTTTTCTAGATTGTCTTCAAGTAACTTCATACTACTAACTAATTTATTAAATGCATTTTGCATTCGAAGTAATGTATTAAGTTCACCTTCTGGTTTTTGTCCTAACGGTAAAACATCTGGTTCTTTTACTGTCTCAGTTGAAGTTCTACCTTTTGGTTCAAACATAATTGCCATTTTTAATCCTCCATTGTAGGTTTGTTATTATTATGCTATCTTAAATATATGGGATGTAATTAAAAGTCAATGAAAATAATTTTAGTAATCTATGTGTGCTCAGTAATTGGTGGAAGCTGCATGCCTCCAATTCAAATAGAAACACCTTATACTGACTCATTTGATTGCCATGTTGATGGCTACAAAAAATCAGTAGACTTATTAGAAGAAATGGGTAGAGATGAAGTAAATAAGTATGAAATCTATACAAAATTTACTTGTGAAAAATTATTAGAAACTTAATGCTAATTAAATTTATACTACTAACATCATTTTGTTTAACTTATCCAAATGGAGAGACAAAGTGTGGACAATATCTCAGAGATAACCTCTCAGATGCCTCAGAATGCAGATCTATGGCTAAAGCTATAGGTACAGCTCAAAAACGTAAGATCGAAGGATTAGGGGGCTCTATGGCCTCTTATGATGTATTTTGTTATGCTATTGACAGTCAAGGCATGGATATTGACCAAAGCTTTGAAATATCCTATAATATCTTATGACAGCTTATCGTATCAAAGCATACATGGGAGGTTTGCAAGTAGACCAAGTAGTCGAAGCAGACGATTGTAAAGAAGCGATATTGAAAGTGTCAGATAACGTGGATAACGGTACTGTTGAAGTTATCGATGATGGCTTCACCGGTAATAAAAGAGTCCACATAACATACGAGGAGATCGTAGATGTTAAGTAAAGAAAAATTGGAGTTGCTTAAAAAACTTCAACACAAAGAACATGCTTGGTCAGCTAGTCTTATGACACATGGTGGTTGTACTACAGATATGTTGAAGACTGAGAGTGAAATTAAATCTCTTAGAAATCAATTAAAACATCAAGATGTTCAAGAAAATTTAGTTGCAACAGGCTAAGTTTTATTAGATTTTAAAAAACTAAACTTTTTTCCTAGGGATTCTTTCGGCTTAATAAACTCATAGTGATTTATAATTTTTAATAGTCTTTCTCTTTTTACAGTAGCGTACGGTAAAAATAATTTTGCAAGGTGTAATGCTTTTTGATGAGAGCATCTCCATCTCCACTGATCTGTCTTACCTAATGATCCTTTACCAATACCTTTGAAATGAATACTGCCTACTTTAACAATATCATAAAAATTTTTGATACAATCTAAATCTGTCATTGCAACTTCCATTGCTACATTCCATTTTAAATAAGTTTTACCATTTGGCTTCTTGCATTTATATTGTGCATAATTAATGTTACCTTCACCATCAAACAATCCTGCTGCATAAGCTATTAAGTCTTTGTTATCATGGGGAAAATTTCTATTTAGCATCACCCCAACTCTTTCCTAATCCAACGTCAACCACTGAAGGTACTTTAAACTCAATTGACTTCTCCATAATACCTTTTATCTCTTTTGCATGAGCATCATCCTTAATATTAAAACAAAGTTCATCATGTATCTGTAACATAGGTAAGTGACCTGCTTTGTAACAATCCAACATAGACTGTTTTGTTTGATCAGCTGAGGATCCTTGAATTAATCTATTCAATGCTTTGTATGTATAGGCTCTCTTAATATTATCTTTACCATATTTAGCAACTGCATTATCAAATGTTTCGGCTTGGTGTAATCCAAAGTCTCTAGTCTCCCACTTATCAAACCTACACTTCCTACCTTTTTTAGTCCTAATCACACCCTTCTCATCTGCTGCTAACTTACATCTATCAGAAAGTTTTCTAATAAAAGGAACCTTCTTGTTATATTTTACAATTAATTCATCTGCTTCATCTTTAGTTACCCCTAAAGATAATGCTAATTTATTCTTACCCATTCCATACATTATACCTAGACCAATTGTTTTAGCTTGAGTTCTTTCAATACCAACAAGATCTGCTACTGTTTGATGGAAGTCTGCGTCATCATTCTTATAAGCCTCTACTAATTCTTGTGCCCCTTCATAACCATTGTCTCCAATAGATGCTGCATAGTGAACCGTCATTCGTGGTTCTTGTTGCGAGTAATCAAATGAGCCCCATTGGTAACCCTCTTCTGGTATAAACAGTGATCTAATTTTAGGTCCTAGATCTTTGTTTCTAGCAGGTACTTGTTGTAGATTTGGGTTACTCATAGATAGTCTACCTGATACCGTTCCCCCTAAATCAGATCTTAATTGTTGTATCTCTCCATGGATTCTACCTTTGACCTGGTATCGAAGTATTGATGACAGGAAGGTACTATGAAATTTATTTATCTCTCTGGCTTGCACAATTAATTGCGCTAGGTTATGTTTGTTATTTATTAACCAATTTTGTGTAAAGGAAGGCTCATTTGTTTTTTCAGTTCGTGGATAATCTAATTTCATTTTGTCAAAAGCTTTGGCAATCTGGCGTGATGCCCAAATGTCTACTTCTATTCCTGATTCTTTTTGTATGGCCCCCAGTAGTTCTTTTTCTTGGCTCAACATTTCTTTTTTTAGTCGTTCAGCTAATTCCACTTGGACTCTCACTCCTCGTTGACGCATTTTTATCAGCACCGGAATTAATTGTTGTTCTAGATCCCACACAGTTTCTAGGCTCTGCGTTCTTATCTCTTGTTTAAATCTTTGCCATAACTTTAATGTTAACACTGCATCTTGCTCTGCATAGTAACCAACATGTTCTGCAGGTAACTTCCACATCTCTGCTTTAGGGTCTATACCATGAGCTGCGGCTGCTTCTCTTAATTCTGTCTCTGCTTTTATTTCTCCCAAATAATCTACTGACAAACTATTTAAGTTATATTGAAATCTATTTTCATCTATTAATGCTGCAGCTATCATTGTATCTACTATTGGTCCGTTGACCGTGATTCCTGATGCTTCTAACCAACCTACATCATACTGAGCGTTGTGAAATATTTTTGCACAAGGAAGGGCACATACATCCTTCATATATTTTTTTACTTGTTCAGGTATCATGTTACCACCACCTAAATGTCCAAACGGAAAGTATCCTTGCCATCCATCAACGGCTACTGCAAACCCTACAATCTCTCCTTTACCTAAAGCCCAACCAGCTCCAAGCTTTTCATTAATACCATCGTCTCTAGTTTCTAAGTCAATTGCTATCTCAGTTGCACCAGATAAATCTTTATATTCTGACGGTGTATTCCACATTGATTTCTTAAATGTTAACGTAAGTTGTAGTCCGTTCATTTTTTTTCTTCTTTCAAATGTTGTTTCTCTAGTTCACAGTAATGAATAATCTTATCTATATCTTCTATTGTTTTACCTTTGAATAAATATCTACATACATATTTAATAACATTTGCTTGAAAAGGATTGAGACCATTCTTTCTTATAAAAGTCCACGGTTGAATTAAAAAGCTTCGGTAGTGATTCCCACCAATCTGCTTTTCATCAGCATCTTTAGCTTCATCAAAGATTCCTTTATTTGTCATTTTTCTCCTGGACATAAATTAAATAGTCTGACCCTATTGGGTAGTTAAACTTATAGTCTGTTCTTAATAAATGTAAAGTTTTTCTTGCTCTTGTTGCACCGGTATACCAAACCTTACGTTCATCACTTTTTTCTTGTTTGTTTTTGTTTGCATAATCAGATGGGTAATTACCTTTACTATAAAGTACAACATGATTTGCTTCACCACCTTTGACACTATGTATTGTATCAATTGTTATTATTGGATCCTTATCTAATTCTTTTTGTCCATATCTTCTTAACAATCTTATAAAGTGTCTTACTTGTCTTGGTTTAAAATTTCTTCTCAGTATCCAATACCAAGGTTTATTTTTTTGTGTATCTTCTAATGCTAGACCACACCACTCTTTTAAAGTTTGAAAGTCATACTCTCTTAAATCTGGTTCATTCCTCCAGAACTTATCTAATCTATAAGCAGGGTCTTCAAGTTCTCTAATATATTTAACCATGTTACGTGCTGCTCTTTTATCTATCTTTTTATTATTACTAATTGTTGTCCAAGCTTTGATAGCTTCCCATTGTTTCTGATCAAAACATTTAGTACCTCTATTGTCTTTGTAATATAAACCTGCATCCTTAGCTAACATCCTAAGTTCATTTACAGTTTCATTAATACGACCTAAGATATACCAATCTTCTTTTAATGTTTCGAAAGGTATCTCTTTGAATGACAAATAACTTTTAACAGAGCCTTTTGAATCTCCTGGTTGATATTCTTTTTCTTCACTGTCTCTAATCCCTCTTCTAATTACTTGTGAGAATCTATGAATTGCTTCTCCAAATCTTTGAGTCTTTCTTAGTTTTACTTTGCGACCTGGAAAGAACTTTGTAAAATATTTTGGATCTGCTCCATTCCATTTGTATATAGCCTGGTCATCATCTCCTGCAAGATATATCCTATCTACTTTAGGTGCCATTTTATATAACACTGACCATTGTAACGGGGTGCAGTCCTGTGCTTCATCTAAGATTAAAACTTTAAGTGGTGGGAAATCTACTTCTGTTATTGCTCTTTGAATCATATCATCAAAGTCTATGAATGATCTCTCTCCTCCTCCTGTCTTATAGTGTTCGTAAGTATCTATCTTTCTTTTAAATACTGTAAGTGAATCTCTTTTATACCCTTCCATTTTGTAGGCTTCCTCAGGATCTATTAATAAATTTCTAGCTTTACTGTAGACTCCTAATGACCAATCTTTATACATGAAGTTATCATCTGCTAATCTTTTATCTGAAGACTTAATTACTTTGGTTTGTAATGCAAAATCAATTGTACAATCTTTAGGATCAAATACTTCTTCTGGAAAGTATCTCCTACAATAAGTATGTAGTGTTTTGAATCTTGAAAAATCTTCTGTAGAATAATTTGGAAAAGACTCCATGGCTCTTCTGACTGCAGTGTTAACAGCTTTGTTAGTAAAGGATAGATAAGCAATATCATTTGGCCTTACACCTTTTCTTAAATAACTTTTAAGAACCTTCTCAATCAGTGTGTATGTTTTACCTGTACCTGGAGGACCAAAGATCTTTACTGTTTTATGGTAAAGATCTTTTAATATTCTAAGTTCTAAACTTTCCTGTGTGGAATTCGTCATCCATCTCCGTTACAGTTTTTGTTGTTTCTTTTTTCTCTGCTACTTTGTAATCAACAAACTTAGGCATCATAACTGACCACACATTCTTAACACCTTCATGGTAGTCATGTCTATCACAATTAAGTAAATTCAATGCTTCACTAGCACTCTTAAATGTTTTATCACTACCTAAAAATTTTTCGAAAGTAATTTTTTTGAAGTAACAAATGTTTGTCTTAGAATCTAGTATAACATAATTGTCTTGTAGTTTCTCAAAGTCATCTTCTTCAATATGACTCTCAAAGAATTTTTTAAGAAAATTATATTTCTCTTCTCCAAGTGTATCTTCAAATTTCATCTTCTCATTCTCAACTGCTTTCCTTACTAAGGTCGCCATAAGCATTTCAAACGGAGATGGTCCCGACTTAGGTTTAGGTAATGTCATCCAATAGATACCATAACGTAATAGCTTAACTCTAAAAGATTTTTCATCTTTCATATCTTCTGGGTTAATTATTATTTTCTCATCTTGAAACTTAAATGTGTACTCAATTGATTTAGTGGATCTAATAAACTCTACATCTTCAAAGTCATCAATCATATCTGGTACTTGTGAACCGATACCAAGCTTTCTTAACTTACATAGATCTTTATTACATAGTGGTGCAATTGCATTTGTTTTAGGTGGACACTTATATGTATAATCTTTTTTAGATATAGACTTTGCAAGTGTTTCTACTTCTTTAGGATCTAACGGTGTTGTAAATATTTCATAGTTCCTTCTCTGTAAAATGTTTTGTATCTCACTTGCATTTAAGCTGCCATCGGCTTTCTTCATTTCAAGAACACCAACATTAAATAACAATTCGTTTCTGTGATTACCTTCCCATTTTTCTGAAATCATTTTCTGAACACAAGGAGGATAATGTTTCCAATCACTCTCTGGCTCATACTCTTTTACTTTAATATTATTTAACTGCTCTAAGGTTACAGTTTTTTTAGTTATCATTTCTAAAAAATTATTTATCATCACTGGAGTATTGTTATCGTTGTAAGCAAACTCAGTAGTTTGATCCATGTTGAAGTACGGCATGTTCAAACATTTGTTCATTGGAAATACTTCTTCCGAATAGAAAAAAGTTTTATTCCAATCATTTAAAACTTTAAGAACTTCTTTGACAGGATACCAATCATTCAAAAATAAAAATAAATGTAGCCCACCAGATTTAGATCTTACTGCAATTAATGGTAGTTGATTATCTCTTATGATATCTACAATTTTCTTTTCTGAAAATGTAGTATAGTTACGGGGATCAATATCAATACATCCCCATTTACACACGTCACCGTTCTCAGGTTTTATCCCGATCCGTGTCTCTCCTTTTAAATGCTTCTTCCATAACTCAAGGGTAACAGGTTCGTGGACCGTGAGTACTTTAACCTGCTTCTTACCCCGTTCATCAACTTCCCCCGTAAGAGAAGTTGTGATGAACAGTTCAGAATTACCCTCAAATATCTTTAAGAGTTTTTGCTCCATGATTAATTAAAATGGAGTTGCTTCTTTAGTATCTTGATTGTTACCTTGAGATTGATTCTCTTGAGAGAAATCTACTTTTCCAAAGATATCACTTGTCATTGCACTTTTGTAAAATGCTTGAGTGCTCTGCAATGTTTTAAGATTTTTATCCGTTGATAAAATTTCTTGAAACTCTACAACCCAACCACCCCAAGTATAGTCTTTGCTTGATTCTCTAGTGACAGATAGTTTATAAACTTGAGAAAAACTAGGTGGATTAAATAATCCTTTTTTACCCTGCATTCTTCTCGATTGTATCATTGAGTTCCACATTTTAGATTTTTTCTTTTGTGTAGATTTCATGGTAATTAATGCCTGTTCTTCTACGTTAAGATCTTTATCTAAAATCATAACAAAGTGATTGCCTGTGTCTTCAACATAATTACCATTTGGTAATCTATCCTTACCACCTGCATCTCTTTTTGTTTCACTCATAATTGCTGGATCTGTATGTATTTTTACAGGTCTTCCAGTGGACTCACCCATGTCTTGCCACTCATTAAAAGTATTTATATACAAACATGGTGTAACTAAAAAGCCTTCTCTAGCTTTCCATACTTTACCAGATGTTTCACTCCATATATCATATAGACCAGCTCCCTCAACAAACCTAGGATCTTTGTCATCCAAGACTGGAGAGTTTTGATATATAATTTTTAATATTGGTAGTTTAGTATCCCGAGCTGTTACAAACTCGTTACCTTGTCCTTCCATTGACTCTAAATCTAAAGTCGATGGTAGGTTTTCTTTTTTAGTCGTCATTGCATTTTCTTTTATTTTCATGTTTACTCCTTCGTGGTTATTTTAGTTTTATTTGCAACATAGGTTCCAAACAAATCAGCAGGAACATCTTTACCCAAATCCTTTATCTGTTCTTTTACAAAAGATTTTAAACTACTTGGGTGTACAAATGTTTTCTGTTGAACTGGAAGACCTTTGTTTTTTAACTCATCTACAATTGCTTTAGCTTCATTATCTTGTTTCATTTTAAACTCCATTGACACTTGGTTTTTAATCAAGTCTCCATGACCGTTTTCACGAAGCCAATTAAAAGCTTCTTCACTTCTAGATGCTGGTATTTTAGCAGAGTAGTACGGTTTAACCTCAACGGAAATACCACCTTCAAGTTTAATTAACTCTACACCTGCTTGTTGCATTAAGTTTGGAATTGTTTGCTCAGAAAGATTAGTCTCAACTTCTTTTAACTTTTTAAGTTCTTCTTCAGCCGTTTCTATTTTTTTCTGAGTTTCCAATAACTTTTTGCAAGATTCGGTAATGTCAGATGACATTGCCATATCTATCTTTACAATAGATTCTGCTTCTAAGTCCATAAGAACCTCCTTGGTCGAATCAATATATTATTTATTTGATCTTTGCAAATAAATAATTTAAATCATTCTCAATGTACAAATACAAAACAGAACCCTTCAGTCATCAAAGAAGATCATTAATAGAAGGGGCTAAACCATACAACTTTGCATACTTTATGGAGATGGGAACCGGTAAGACAAAGGTAGCTATAGATAATGCAGCTTATCTATACCAAGATAAAAGAATTGATTTTGCATTTGTTATTGCACCAAACTCTGTATACCAAAATTGGAAAAAAGAAATTGATATTCATTGTCCAGAAAATACTAACATTTATACTTGGAAAGTTTCAAAAGATAAAACATTTAGGATGGATCCAGATAAACTTACATTTGTACTTATGAATGTTGAAGCGTTATCCCATGCTTCAGGTAAGAAGTGGTTAGAATCTAAATTACAAAAACATGGTATGAGAAGTATGATTATATTAGATGAAAGTACTTCTATTAAAAATTTAAGAGCATCAAGAACTAAAGCTATAATTAAATTAGGTCAACTTGCTAGATATAAAAGAATACTAACAGGTTCCCCTATAACTAAATCACCATTAGATTTATTTTCACAATGTGCATTCTTAGATAAAAAGTTATTAGGGTATGATAACTACACAGTATTCAAAGCTAAGTATGCAGTTATGTTTAGTATAGAACGGGGTGGGTATAATATACAGATACCAAAGTATTATGTGAATCTTGAAGAGCTAGAATATAAATTAAAAAATTTTTCATATAGGGTAAGAAAAAAAGATTGTCTTGATCTACCAGAAAAGATGTATGTACAAAGATATGTAGATCTACCAGATGAACAACGAAAAGCTTATGAACAACTAAAAGAATCTGCTCTTATGGTTCTTAGAGATGCAGAAGTTTCTTATAATAATAAATTAACTGAATTACTTAAACTACAACAAGTATCAAATGGTTTTGTTAAAACAAATGAAGGTGACATTGTTGATTTTAAAACCAATGCAAAACTAAAAGAGTTAATGAGTATTATTGAAGAGACTCAAGATAAATGTATTATCTGGGCAAACTATGTACATAACATTGAAGGTATTAAAAAGAAATTAGCCGAGACTTATGGTGTAGACTCAGTAGTATCTATCTATGGTAAAGACTCTGTTGATGCTCGTAACAAAGCAGTAGAAAAATTTCAAAACAATGATGAGTGTAGATTCTTAGTCGGTAATCCAACTGTAGGTGGGTATGGTCTAACACTGACTGCTGCTAAGTATGTTATCTATTTTAGTAACTCTTATAATCTAGAAGTAAGACAACAGAGCGAAGACAGGGCTCATAGAATAGGACAGAAGTCTCAAGTAACTTATATCGATATAATTTGTAGAGATACTATTGATCAAATGGTATTACACAATCTTGAAAACAAAATTGAATTATCTGCTAAGACCCTTGGGGAACAGGTTCAGAAGTGGCTTTAGTTTTATGATATCGTTCTACTCTTTCTAACCATTTTTCTTCATACTCTTTTAATTTATTCTCATTCATTTTAAATTCTTGATAAACTTTATCTTTAGTACAGATACATATTAACCCTTGTGTTATAGGACCATATTGTTTCTTATGTGCTAAGGAGTATGCACAGATTTGATAATAATAGTCTTCTACATATTGTTCTCTTTTAATTTTATTAGATTGTTTAAAGTCAATGATTGTAGGTTGATCATCATACAAACCAACTACATCTGTTGCACCTGCCCATCTATCTTCATATGCAAGACTAACTTCATTACCCCATACTTCTTTTAACTTATCTAAGTTCTCTACAATTTCGTGAGCCATGAGTCGTGGTAAGGCACCCTCTGGTGACAGATTAATGTAACCTCTACCATCAATATAATTTTCTAATACATAGTGCATCTCAGTTCCCCGAGTTGCAGCTTGATTAGTTATACGTTGCGCTTCTTGGTATCCTACTCTTTCACGCCATGCATCTAACCCTGCTTTCTTATCTTCTGATTGTGTAGCTGATAATATAGTTGTGACTGATGGTATTTTTATATCTCCAACATTATAGTGCCGTGAGCCGAGGTCGTTGTCTCGAGTATACTTAGCATACTCATATTTCTTTTCGAGTTTTAAGTCGGTAATATAAAATGAATTATTTTCTCTAACAAGACGCACAAGGTCTTTTAGTTTAATTTCAAAATAAGAGCAACAATTATTCCTAGCATTGTTGTCATTAAAAATCCTGTAGATGCTATCATTATTTTTTCAAGTCTATGTATATCTTGATGAACATCATTTATTTTTCTATTAGTTTCTTCTTGCATAATTCTACATAACTTCTCATGGTCATCCATTCTTTGATGAGCAAGTATATCTTTACTAGAAGCTTTTCTTGGCACTGACTATCCCTCCCTTACTAAAAAGGTTTAAGGCCTGTGCTAGTTCTGTGTTTGATTGTTGTCCACCCATTGGTAAGTTTGATGGTTGAACATTTGGTAGAGGTATATCAGAGCCAGATCTTACTATTGATCCTGTTCTTTGTCCTGTACCTTGTCTTTTTATTCCAGATTGTAAGTACGGGTCTATTTCAATTGCAGGTGCATTTTCTGGTTCAAATTCTCTTTTTGCTGGAGCGCTAGGCATAATACCTGTCTTAAAATATTGTTCATATGCTTCCTTGTTTCCTTCAACTTTATCCATAGCTGCCTTGGCTTCTACGGGACCAATGATACCTTCCGAAACTAATGCACTACTTAATTGTCCAATATACCTAGTTAAACCTTGATAACTATCAATTCCTTTATTAGCTTTACCTAAACCATTTATTAAAGCTCTAGTTGTTGCAGGCCTAGACATTGCGTAAGCTAAACCAGCAGGACCTAATACAAAAAATGTAGCGGCACCTGGATCAATTGTACCTGTACCAAAACCAACTACACCAACTATTTGTGATAACGCACCGGCCTGTTTCATCTGTACAAGCATATCTCCACTTGTTCCTGCAGCACCTGGTGGTTTTATTTTACCTTCAATTAATTGTAATCTTCTTGTATATTCTCTTATACCTTTTATTTGTGAATCATCTAAAAAACCAATTGGTTTTTTTGTTATAGGATCATCCCCTAACAACCATTCATGATCTTTTAAAAATTTTTCTGCTTTTGTTTTATTTAGTTTAAAATATTGTCCACTTTTATCTACGCTATTATTCAAAAAATCTTTTAAAAATTGTCCCTGTAAAGCCCCTTGAATTGCAGTTCTATCAGGAACTACACCACCTGCGGTTTTTATTTTTCCAGAAAATAAATCGTATTTTTTTCCTCCAGCGGTAATTTTAGCAGCATCTAAACTTTCTTGAAAAGCTCTAAAATAACTTGGTCTTCCTGCACCAATTATTTGTTTGTATAATCTTTCTTGTCCAAAATCTGTTTTCAATAAATCACTTACAACTTTACCTTTGAATGCATCACTACCTAATCGAGTAAAATCTGATGCAGCTAATCTAGCTGCGTTAACAGATGCAGGTAGCGGTGAATTAGCTAACATAGATTCCATTCTTTTTATTACTTCAGCTTTAACAGCATCAGCTGGTGTTCCACCTAATTTCATTTTACCTATTGCAGAATAAACTCTTCTAAAATTATTATAATCTGTTTCACTCCCCATTCTTTGAATCATTGAGGTTATAGCTGTTATTCCTTCATCTTGTACAGTTAAGTTTTCTTTTATTGCTTTATTAACATATGTAAATAAATTAGTCGCATTTGGCTCTGTTCTACCAGTAAAACTATTAAAAACTTTTAATGTTGGTGGTACTGAAGGACCGTTAATTTTTACATTGAAAGCAGGATTATAACTGCCATCAGGTAATAGAGTAGCCTTATTTATACCTTCTCCTAATTCATCCCATAATTTATTTTTAGTTGATTCAAATATTTCTTTACCACCTCTAACTTGTGAATTTAAAAAAGCTGTTACACCATCTGCAGCAGTGTCATAATCTATTTTTGGTAAGTCTTTAGTTAATACTTTTGTAAAATTATCAATAGATTCTATAGTCATTAATCTACCTAAACCTTCAGTGTTTCTAATAAATGCACCACCACCAATAGATGCAGCAGATAATGAACTAGCTAACTCAACACCAGATTGTTCTGTAACTTTACCTGCAATAATATTTGCTCTTTCAAAAACGAATTCTCCACCTTTACCTAAAATATTTTTTTTAAATTTAAAAAAATCTGGGTTGGCTTCTATTGCACTGTCATATGCATTTTTTGATAATGTTTTATTTTCTAAAATAGATCTTTGTTGTGGTGTAATATAAACTTCTGCTGTTTCATCCGATAACTTATCTAATACTTCTTTTGATGGTAGTTTACCTGTTTCTTTAATTTTATTTATTTCTTTGTAAAATAATTTATCTCCATCTAAACCCCGAACTACATCGTCCGCACCTTGAATTGTTTTTAAAGAAAACCCTGTAACTTTGTTATATGTTTTAGCTAAGGCTCCTGCCATACCAAAACCAAGTAGTTCACCGAAAGCACCTTGAGCTGTACCTCTTGCAACTTCTCTAACAATACTTTCTTTAGGATCAAATGTTTGAGATATAGCTGCACCAGCTCCACCCCCTAGTCCTGCACCAGTTACACCTCCAATTAATCTTTGTTTATTTTTACTTAAATTTAAAAGTGGTCTAGCTATTCTAGCAACTCTTGCTGCCATCAATCCTGTACCAACTAAAGAAGATCCTCCTGTAAAAGGAGCTGCTGCAACACCTGCAATACCACCAGCGATAGATAAACCTACCTCTGTTACTATTCTCATAAAGTCTGGGCTTGCTAAAAAACTTTCTGTATCTTTATTATATTTTCCTTTTTGTGCGTCTGATAAAACTTCTTCAGGTGTAATCATAAGTTTCATCTCATCATCAAAACTTAATCCACCTTTACCTTCAGCTTTTTTAGCTGCTAAAACAGAATCGATAGCTACCTGTTCTTTTGGAGTAGGCTCTGTTCCCTTTAATTTTAAATGTATTTCCTTGTACAACTATCTCTGCCATATAAATCCTTAATTTGCACTAACATCATATTTATTACCACCGTATTGTTTAATAGTAACACCTTCACTTAAATCAATATAATTAGAAGCACCTTTTCCAGACTGCCTCCATAATCTCTAAGGCAGTAGTAAAGTCTGCATTATTATCTTCTGCAATTGCAATAGCATCTGCAAAATAACTATCTAATGCTTGTAGCTTTGCTTCAAATGTAGCTTCAGTATCACCTACTTGTGGTATAAGTTTTGTAATTCTTTCTGCCTCTTGTTCTGATACTGCTGCACCAGAGATCGCTTGTGTTACAAATGAAGTTGCTTGTTGTATTCTACTTTTAAAAGCACCGTAGTCTTTTGAAAATTGTGAGCCACCTACCTTACCAAGTGATGCTCTAATTCTACCTAAATCACCAAAACCTACAGGTTTACCTAATTTATAATAGTCATCTCCAATTCTAGATAAAATAGTTCTTACTCTTTTACTTCCTTGAATTTGTTTTAAAGATTCTGCAGAAGGTTTAGATACAACAGTAATTTTTCCTTTACCATCTATTTGTGCAATAGATCCTTTTGGTAAATTATATTCTTTTAATTCTGCATCTGTCAAAGTTCTTGATCTATCTAGTGCAGTTCCTTTTTGTTTTTCTACAGATAAAATTGTTGCAGGTAATTTACCAACACCTTCTCCTAATGCTGATAGTGCAGGAGCAAGTCCTTTACCTTTTGCTTGAAGTAATGGTGCAGCCAAAGTTGCGGCATATATAGCTTTCTCTTTTGGTGATAATGAACCTAGACCACCCGCTTGAAAATGTTTCACAGTTGGCTTTAATGATTTAAAGTATCTGTCTTTAAACATTTTTCTTGTTAACACTTTATCCATAATTACCTCGGTTGCATCATGTTATAAGCTGCATATCCACCTAATGCTGTTCCTGCTGCTTGTGCAAATGGGTTAGCCCCGGGAGCCGTGGTTGCTGTAATACTACTTTGTGTCGTAGGTAAATTAGTCATGATACCTTTCATAAACTCCACTCTTTGATAAGGCTCATATGCTCTTTGTAATTCTGTTGCTCTTTGGGCATCTAATGTTCTTTGACCAATACCTCTTTGCAACGCACCTGCTTGCATCTGTGCATTTATATCTGCAAGACTCATAGCTTGTTGTTGTGCTCCTAGTTGTCCTAGTAATTGTCCACCTGCAAGTTGTTGTTGTCTTTGAGTTTGTGCTGCTTGTAGTGCAGTTTGAAAACCTTGTGCTTGTGCTTGGCCCATAGCTGAAAGTGTTCTTCCTTGAAGTTCTGCTTGTTGAACTCCTTCTCTTCCTCCTCCAAACGCTCCAGCTTGAATAGCATTAGCACCTACTTGTTGTGCCATCATTTGTCCCTGTCTACCAATTTCATTTGTCACATATTGTTGATATGGATTTAAAAATTGTCCAATGTTTGGATTTGCCATACCGGTTTGTATTGATCCGATACCAGAAGTAACAGTACCTGCGCCAACACCTGTTTGACCAGCTTGAGTAATACCAGCTTGCTCTAATGGAGAAAGACCTGCAACTTGCATACCAGGAATAGATACAGGAGTTTTTGCTAAATTTGCTGCTTGATCATAAAGTGCTAATTTTCTAGCTTCAACTTCTGGTGCTTCTCTTGCAATTGTAGTTTGTGTACCGGAGCCACCTCCGCCTCCTCCACCACCACCAAGATATTGTTTTAATCCTGTAGTAGGGTTAATGCTTCCTTGACCACCAACGCTTTTTAAAAGTGTAGATTCAAATTTATTTATATGTGCAAGTTCTGTATCTCCACCAATACCCTTACCAGATATATCTTCATATAACTCAGTAAATAATTTTATCTTTTCTTTTATATTTAATTTTTTAATATTAATCATAAGTCTTTCTCTACTTGAACATGTGTTGCCACATATCCTTTTTGTTTAAATAAAGGGACGTAACCAGGCCTTGAAAAGATTTCCATTTTTTTACAACCTTGTTCTTTAGCCCATTCAGCCACTTTATCAATTTGATCAAACCATTCTTTATACCTTTTACCAGTGACGATTTTAGCATCACAAACTTTGTAATTAGGGTAGTCTCTAATTTCAGTAACACCCACACATAAAATTTCGTTAGTATCTGTAACAGCCATCCAAAGCTGCATTGTACCTTGTTTACAATGTTCTTTAATATGCTCTTCACTTATAAATCCTCCTGCTCTGATACAAGCTTTGTGCACTAATTCTTTTGCTAAAGGCCATACTTTATCAATCTCTTCTTTACTGAACTGTATTAGTTTGGTTGTCATTAACTAAATCGTAAATTCTTTTTAATTTTTTTTGTTGATCATAGAAAAAATTTGCACCAGCTTTTCTCATACTCTTATAACTTTTTGGATCTCCTCCAGATAATATACCTGCGCCTAGGACTGCATCTGCACGTGACACAAACTCTCCATCAGCTAATTGTGCTAACATAGTATCTTCATCCTTATCCCCGTTACCCGCACCATCTTCAACATAACCTTCTGCTCTTACATAATTATTATAATCGTTTTCATTATGATCTGTCTTAGATGGTAAATAGTTTACTCCACCCTTATTAAATTTTTTAATTGCAGTTGCTAACCCACCTTCGTTTGCGTAAAACATATCTGATCTAATTGTTTCATCCATTGTGGGTCTTGTATTTTGTGTAGGTACAAACGCACCTTGTAATTTTCCAGATTGTTCTTCATATGCTTTTTTATAATCTTCTGGGCTATAACCTTCTATTCCACCATCGCCTTCATCTTCGCTTGCTAATAAAGGAATTATACTTGAAGCCATTAAGGCAGTTTGTAATTTATTATTTTTAGCATAATCAAAAAGTTTAGCTATTCCTTCAGGTTCTTTTGTAATACCTGAAGTAATTTTTTGTGCACCAACTAATCCTTTATTTGCTAATGTTGCCTGTTCGGCTGCAGTTCTAAATTGAGCTCCAGCTATATCTGCACCTTTCATTTGAGGTAAGCTTGCTGCTTGTTGGCTTATAGCTGAACCTTGTCCCATACCTAAAAAAGATTTAGCACTTGATAGTGGAGCACCTGTAAATGTTGATCCTCCTACTCCTGCTGCCCCGAGAGCGTAGGCTCCTCCACCAATTAGAGCTGCGCTTTGAAGTGCTTTCTTAGTTGATTTTCCTCGAAGTTTTTGTACGCCAAATGTGGCTAATGCTAGTGTAAATGGGTCCATAGTCTAATTAATTAATTATAGACAATATTACCATTTTACTTGGTTGGTTTCAACTCATCGGCAAAACAACCTTCATATTGATGTTCTCCCCACATGTATTATTGGGTCATTGATATAAGCAAAACATTTCCCCCCAATGTCCTTCCCAAAGCTTACAAAATGAAAAATCCTCACCTAAAAATATCTTTGTTTCGGTATCGTGTAATGTGTCAAAAAAATTCCACATATGGGGTCTATCTATATACTCCACCATTAATAACTGTCTTTTGCACGATTCCTTTGTCAGGATAAGCCTTTATCATTTTGTCAAAAACACTTCTTTTAATTAACATACTCCTGTTGGACTATGCGTTACTTCCATAACTCCGTTATCTAACTTTATATCTTCTGGGTTATCTACTTTCATTGGATAAGTATTTTAAATATCTATGTATATCTTCAGGGCCCTTAACTTCACCATCGTTCCATTTTTGTAAAGTTTATCCCACATCATTGTTTTTAAGGGGTAGGGAATAGACATCAATTCCTCATCTTTCTTTAACATTTTTAATATAGAATCTGCTCTAAAATATATATCTGAATCTACAAATAACATATGTGTACAATTAGATTCTAAAAAAGCTGAACACATAATTTCTTCCTTGAGTTACAAAGAAGATTTTAATAAAGTAAATGTAATTTTTATTCTTTTTTAATACAAAGTTGTTGTAATTCTAATAAGGCTTGAGTGTAATGCATAGAACATTCACTATGACAAGGTGTACAAACATATAGATATAAGGTTTTATTTTCTTCTTTGTTTCTTTTTGTCCGGTGTCCGGTTTCCACATAGGAAGAGTGCTTTTTCGTATGTGTTACCTCAACTTCTTTTAAGTGTTTGATAAGTATCTTCATTTATTGTTTCTTTCACTTAAAGCTCCTTTCAAAAAGTTTGTCCATTCCATTCCTTTTTTCTCCCAACTATAAAATCTTTTATAAAACTTTTGTTGTTCTTCTAAATGGTCTTGCATAAAATCTTCATGTAAATAACTAGCTGCTATATTAATAGCTCCGCAGTATCTATAGCCATGCTTTCATAATTAGTAGAATAGTTTATATACACAGGCCACTCTGCGCATGTTTCATATAATGCTCCAAAGTTATTTGTAATTACATGAACTCCAGAAGCTAATGCTTCCAAAGCTGATGCACAAGAAGTCTCTTCAAATATAGATGGATAAACAAACATATCGTAGTTAGGCATCATCTCTCTAATATATTCATTAGGTTTATACCCAATATAATTTACATTAGATAATTTTTCTGCTTGTTCATATAAAGGTTCAAACTGTTTATCATTATTTTTTTTAAATTCATCTCCATAGACTTGCGATGAACTATATACATCTAGTATAATATTGGGGTTCTTTATTTCCTGCATTGCACCTAATAAAACATTTAAACCTCGCCATGGTGTACAGTGATGTATAAGTTTTATAGGATCTCCTTTTTTATAAATCTTTCTTATAGGAAAATTATCTATACCATTTTTTATAACAATAGATCTTTCTGTTGGTATATCA